ACAGTGTCTTATTACCAGACATGACATTCTTGCCCATAGATTTAACAGCATCAGCCACAGGTTTTACAACCTTAGATCCAATGATATCAGTGATCTTGTTCAAGCCTTGGTCTCCAGCGAGTGCCAGATACATTAGACCGCCACTAGTTGCATAAGAAAGCAATTCAGAGTGGGCGAAGAGGGAGTCGAAAGCACCGAAGTACTGCAGAGCCACCCCGATCAAACTCAGGGCGCGAGTGGGGCCAAGCGTGCCAAAGAAGTATGTAGACAGGACACCGTCTCGCTTACCGCCAGCACCGCCAAAGACAACCGTTGAGATACTCTTGAACATGTCAAAGATACCCTCAATAGGTTTCTTAGCAATATCAAGTGACATCAGCAGTCTTGCAATACCTGCTCCAAACACAATTGTGCCAAGCAAGCCAAGAGGCCCACTCACACCAGCACCATCAGCTGCTGTGAAGATAGCTTTAAATGCTGTACCAATCAGCGGCAATTCTTCTAAGAAACCTCGTGTGAATGCCGAAGCCACACCAGTAATAGCATTAACAAGCTTTGGAAGCTCTTGGATAATGGTAGCTGTAAAGTAACCAGCAGCCTTACCAATATTGTAGCCTAGCTCAGAGACAAAGCTGCCACCAGTCAAGGCAGAGCCAAATTGTTCAGCAATCAATGTACCACTAGTGACAAGACTAGTAAGTACAGCCGTCAGCAACGCTGTCTTAATTGCACCAGCAGGGAACATCAAGGCGATAATAACACCACCAAGACCAACCAGAGTAGCTTTTGCAATTGAAGGAAAAGCGTCAAAGAATGCAGTTACATTCTTCTTCAATGAATCTAGTGTTGTTACAAAGGACTCAGCCAGACTACCTGTATCAATCTTTGGGAGTTTCAAACTAGTGAACGAGAAATCTACAGACTTGATGCTAGACCAATCTAACGAAAGACCGTTGCTCTTGTCAAACACTCTCTTGAACAGATTGATTGTGTTAGAAGCAAACTTCTGCAAACCACTACTAACACGATTCCATAAGTTGTTAGAGGTATCTACAACAGATTCAATCGTATCAGTCCACCATGAGTGAGCAATAACATCATCATAGATCACAAAGAATTCGTGAATGACTTTCTTTGAGAAATCTTTAATCGATTGGTAAGCCTTGTTCAACTTAGCAGGGACAGCCTCAATTGCATTAGTCATCTTACGAAGACTACTTACAACAGCATCGGCCATCATGTCGTACTCGTCTGCCGCTAAGAACTCATCAATAGCAGAGCTTACTGGTTTCAGTTCATCCAAGAGATTGATGATAGCACCAAAAGCCCAAGATACAGCTTTAACTGCACCCTTGGCAAATGCACTAATGAAACCAAGTGACTTAACAAAAGCATCCTTAACAGCTACACCAAAGACAATGACATAATCATCTGTGAAAGTTTGAATGATCTTGCCGAACTCATAAATCTTGATCGATGCACCAGAAAATCCCCGGACAATCTCAGAGAGACTCTTGAAGATTGTTTGGAACTGGCCAGGACGAATGTTGATGAGTGTGTCTTGCAGGAAACCAAAATAGCGCAGGCTAGCTAACGTACTAGCGCGAGTATCTGAAGCGAACTCAGCCAGAGTATCTGTGATACTGTTACCGTTACCAGCAATAGCCACAGCAAGCTCTTGGAACGCCTGACCATAAGCCATGATGTTCTTTGTGCTAAAGAAACGCTTAAGCGTAGGTACATCGAAACCAGCTCCAGCCCAATATGTAGGGCTCAGACGCTTAAGTTTCTTGATTGCAATCTCAATGTCGCTATCCCACGACACTAAGTCAATAAGCTTGAATTGTTTGTACTTCTGTACCCAATTGCCAGTTGCATCATCAAAAGTACGTAGTGCATCATTGACATCACCACTCAGAGTTCTACTCAGGAAGCCTTGTGGAAGCACTTTAGCGAACTGTTTACCAAGTGCAAGAGCAATGTTGCCAATAGGCGCAGCAATCGATGTTACGTTCTTACTAACTCGATTGTAGACTAAATTGATTTGTGCACCAAGATCAAAAGCATTCTCAGCAGCTTGTCTGATACTCTTAGACATACTAAACGTTGACAAGCCGAGTGCAGCAGATACACCCAACCCTTTATCAAGTTCGTTTACGTAGATCTTAACAGCATCGTTAAGCTGACTTGTACCTTGCGACAATGTAGGCGCAAGATCTTTGAATTCTTTATTGATTGCTTGAGACTGACGCAGAATAGCGTTAAACACTACACCACTTGTCAGCTTACCGTCAGCTGCCATTAAACGCAATTGACCTGTAGTGACACCCATCTCATCAGCAATAGCCTTACCGAGACGTGAGCCTTGTTCTAATACGGAATTAAGTTCTTCACCACGGAGGACACCTGACGACAAACCTTGACCCAATTGGGTGATAGCTGCATTAGCTGACTCAGCACTAGAGCCGGACAATGCCATGGCCTCTTGCACAGCTTTGGTAGCATTGAGGATACGCTCAGTAGAGGCACCAGTCTGCTTCAATGCACGACCGAAGCTAGAGAATGTAGTTACGGTACTTTGCAGAGAACCACGTGTCTCTTCTGCAATCTTAAACAAGCGATCTTGTGCGCCTGCAAGTTCTTTAGTACGGCCTGTAACTGTTGCAATCTTGTTGGAAAGTTCTGTAAATTCACTTGAGATGTTTCTGATTGAGTTCAGCGACACAGCAGAGGCTGCAGTCAAAGCCAAACCCTTAAACATATTAGTCAAGGCTGCAGAAGTAGTATTTGTAGTCTTTTCAATATTACGAAGGGACTGATTAATCCCTTCAAGGTCTCTATCTGCTTTAGAAGACCTTACGTCGACATCTATCTGTACACCAGACATAAGAGCTCCATTTATCAAAATAAAACCCACCAGCAGATTTATATCTACCAGTGGGTATGTTCATGTAGTTTTCACAATAACGCCATTAGGTATCAAACCTTCTTGTGCGAGTACTGTCCGTTCTACAAAATGTAACGGGGCTTGCTTTGACGAACCTGAGTTCAGAACACCAATATGATCCACTCTGTTTACGACAGAATTTCCTTCTATTTTCCAACCATCACGTGCTTCACCAGTATCTACAGGTGTTGCAGCCTTCAAGTCTAAAATTAGTTTTTCCATTTTGGCTCTTCGCTCAGCCTCCAATTTCTGTGCTACTTTTTGCTTCACACTAGAAATTGTACTTTCAATACCTTTAATTCGAATCATAGCTCAAGTTTATCTCCACCTTTTGCTGACAACATACGCGAGAACAGCGTAGAACCTTTTAGGCTAGCTACATTCAATGTACCATCGTTGGGTTTCTTGGAATTGTAGATTGCGCCTAAAGACTGGAATATTGCCCAAGGCTTTTCTTTTACACCTTGAGTCTGCAATATCTTATAAGCTCTGTCATCTGCACGCCAATCAACAGGACGGCGCTCAAAGTAGTTTATCCAAGCTAGTAACTCTTCATAAGGCATCTCTTCAGCAAGCTTGTACACCGGAATCTTCAGATGAAAAGCAATCTCGTAAATAGATAACTCTTCATCTGAAAGATTTATTTTCCCGAGTCTTGGCCGATACCAGAGAACTTCATGATCTCGTTACTGAGCTTCGACAACTCATCCAACGGGAAATTGTTGAAATCTTCATCAGACAGATCTTTAGCACCTTCAACAGATGCACGAACAACCGTCTTCAGGACTGCGAATCCCTCTTGGTCATTCTTTTCCAGATCCTTAGCGCGTTCTTGGATTCCCAGAACTTCTGAAACGCTAAGCTTAGCGATCTTGACTTTATCGCCCATGAAGGCCACTTCTTTAGTCATCTTACGACCAACGAGACCCTTGATACCTTTTTCATCCGACATTTGTTTTCCTTTGGGGATTTGAATTGAAGCTGACATTTGTTAACTTCCGATTTACTTAATTACTCTTGAAACTCTCAGAATTAGCTTCTTGAAAGTCGTCGAGTTGTTTCCGCATAGTATGCAGGAATGAAAGAGTCTTAAACACCTCTTCGGATTTCTTTTGATCATCGGCGAATTCGCTAACACGTTCAAAAGTCTTTCGAATACTGATGTCAATACTCTTACGCATGTGCTTAGCAGTCGTACGCAACACGTAAGACATACTAAACGGTTTGACTTGATTTTCTGGATTATCCATGATATCTCTAAATGATTGTTGGGGCCACACTGTCGCAGCCGTGTATTTAAGTAAGTGAGCAGCCAAATACACCCCAACAGGGTTACTGATTACTCAGTGAAAGCACCGAAGAACTCAGATTGAATCGAGATGGTGACAGTTGCAGTGTTTGCATCGGTCAACTGAGGATTCACCTGAATAGCTTCGATCTTGCCGATCCAGTAGTACTGGCTGTTCTGCACAGAACCAATACCATCAGCAGGAGTGCTGGAATCAGACTTGTAGGCTACAGGTTCAGCGTTCATCATCACGAAGCGGAACACGTGTTGCTTACCGTCACCAACAGCATCGCCCAACAGCGTACCAGCAGCCCAATCAGCAGGCACATAGTTCAGCGTCAGTTCCACAGAAGGAGCATCGGCTTGACCTTGAATTTGCTGAGAAGTCTTCGAGCCATAGACAGGCACGTTGACAATGTTAGGCGGCGTACCCATAGAAGGGAACTCACGAACGTTCTTGATACGAACGAAAGTGCTGGAAGCCTTAGTGCCACCAATCGACTCAATCTCATTGCCGAAAAGGGCTTGAAATTCAGCAGCGGTGTCAATAGCGGCCAGTTGAGCTGCAGTCAGTTGAGTTGCAGGCAGGGCAACCGACATGTCCGAGAACATACCAGCGCCAATAGAAGTAATGTGAGACATTACGTTGCTCCATAAAAGTTAAAGGGAATTGAGTATGTTGATCGCCACAGTGATGGTGAATCTTTATCTACAGCACCCATACTGAGTGAACTGTTGTTAAATTGAACCACACCACCAGTTGTATTTAGTGTTTTACCAACCAAATAAGCGTCAACACCATCTGCAATAAGCGAAGTCATTCGTGGACCTTCACCTGCAGGTGAATAAATATCTACAAGAACTACACCAGATGTAGACTTTAAGTTTACACCTGTACCATTCGGCAGAACAGCTACTTTGAGAAATAGAGTACCAGGATTTGCAGCTAGGTAGTTCGCGGGGTATACCTTCGCACCTTGAAGAGCAGGTTTTAATTGCTCAATCATTGCGAAGATTGCTGTTTCAGTTGCAACAAATTTACCCATCACTTCTCCTTTGAAATTTCTGCTACAGTGACGTAACCGTTAGACTTAAGCATGTTGCTAAAAGCCCAGGTTACATCATTGATAACAATCTTATCAAGGAGAGTAATCTCAGTCACCTCTTGTGTTTTGAACATCACTTGGCGTACTTCAGTGTTAACATCTTTCGATGACTTTTCCTGATCTACGACAATCGCTTTAACGTGGATTTGAGTCGTTGCACCACTAGCAATCAAGCCAGTAGCAAAGTTAAACTCACCGTTAGTACGCTTCAGCACAATAGCATTCACAGCAAGATCTTTTACCTTGTTAAAGGCTAGCGTGAGCTGTTTATCAATAAGTTTTGTGTAACTCATTAATTAGCCCTCCACCAAGACCTGCTTGCTCCTGTGCTTGTAATACCACGTCCCCACATTGGCTTTAGCTTTGTCTTAACAATTCCAGGTACTTTATTTGGGTTTGAAATCTTAGAGAGTTGGATGTTTCCAATCTTTAGATCATCAACAAGACCTGAGTCATCCAAGAGACCGTCATTGTTAAGCAAGTGATATGCTAATTCAAAAGTTGCTGTGTATAGGCGTGTAAGTGCAGGTGTTGAATTAAGCAATACCTCACGACCTAGCTTTGGATCGAAGTAACTGCCAGTCCTTGGAAAGGCTAGCTTTTGATTTTCATCATCCACATAGCCAGTCCAAGGCATTTCACACATCATATCAGTCGCTGTAATCAACGCCTGATTCTTTTGCGATTCAGTAGCACTTGTCCATGCATCAACATCCAAGCGATTTTCAAAATACGCTTGAGCATCTGCTAGGGTTACGAATGAGTTAACATCTTTTTCAAGTGCCATGATTCACTCCAGATTAAGAGTGGAACACAGGCAAGATGCCCAAGCTCAAAGCAGAGCTGAACTTACGACCCCAAGTACCTTGGAAACCAGACAGGCCATCAGCAGAAGCCGACAGTGCGCTGGTAGTGCCGTTAGCAGCCACAACCTTCATGTAGTCAGCATCAGACGGGAATGCGTCTTGAGTGCCTTTCCAATCATAGCCAGCAGGAGCCAACACATAGCCCCAACGGTACCACACAGAGGTAGAACCGCCACCCTTGTAGGCATTACCGTTACGGGTAATTTCCACAGTATCAGGGACAGCCAGTTGCTGCATTGCTAAAGCACCAGGGAGCACAATGAACGAAGTCTTGTTACCGACAATATCCACACCGCCACCAGTGTTGATCTTAGCCAGTTCAGCAGTAGTCAAGCCTTGAGCAGCGCGAGTCTGAATCAGACGGAACTTGCCGTTAAAGATGGTGCTAAATTCAACCATACCATCAGTAACCTTGGTCTCATCAACCAAGTTGGCAGAACGCAAAGAAGCCATAACTTCAGGAGAAGTCACAAGGTAAGCGTACTCAGGCTCATAGTCCTTGTAAGCCATACCGAAGGCATTCAAGAAGCTTTCAGCACGGGCTGCACCCTGCACTGCGGTGGTAGCAGCGGTAACAGGCTTGCTTGCACCAAGATCCACATAGAAGCCATAACGCTTGCTAGTAGGATCGTTGTCGAAGGTTTGGCCACCAAGACCTGCAGAACCAGAAGCTGCAGCTGCACCATACAGAGCTTCAGAAATGGCAACACCCTTGAGGACAGCCAACAGCGCATTGTGTTCGTCTTGCGAACGAGTTTCAGCGAAGTCACGACCAATCTTAGCCAGACCGTCTTGTTGAGTGACCACTTGTTGCATGTTGACTTTTTCAGCGCCATGCGTACGAACGGTCTTGACATAGTTGAGGAATTCAGAAGCGAAATTAGTCTTTTGACCATCAGTCGCGTCAGTGAGAGAGGCTACGTTGACCGTAGGGTTCAGAGGTTTCATCCAACGAACTTGGCCAATAAAAGTCTCAGTGCCAGTATCGATATTAGGGTTAGAACCCACAATACCGGTACCAGTCAGTTTCTTGGCGTTGGTGTAAGCCTCGTCAGAGTAAGCACTAATGGCTTCTTGCAAGACATACTGGTCAGCACCAGCAACGTTAGAACGTGCAGTCATTTAATTTCCTTGTTTCATTTTGTGCCGCGAAGCGTACCTTCACGAGCGCGTTTGAGAACTTCATCTTGAGACAGTTGGAAGATAGACTTGCCAGCTGAATTGTCAGAGTTCTTTTGAGTACCTTGAGAACCAGAGCCAGAAGACATCTTTGGTTTAAACAAGAATGCGTTCTCATCATTCTCAGCGAAAGCTTTGATGAAGTCCTTTACAGAGACTCCAGTTTTGTGAACCCACTCGCCCTTTTCATTTTGGACAAGGTTACCCACGATTTCACGATAAGCCATCTCAGAGGCGTTATCATTACGGAAAGGGTGAGATGCAAGAGCGTTGCGCACACTGATATCGCGAGTCAGTTCGACATTGCGTTTCTCAAGTGCTTCACGTTTTGCACGTTCTTCAGCAAGCTGCATTTCATAGGCTTCTTTGTGTTTGCCTTCGTCTTGCAGTCGCTTCAATTCAGCTTCGCGCTTAGCCTGTTCGAACTCAGCAACCTTCTTGAGAGCCTCGTCACGAGCACCATAAGCCTTGTCAAGTTTACCTTTGATGTCCTTCAAGGACTCATCCAGTTTCTCTTGAACCAGCTTCTCGATGTCAGGGACATTGCTGTTCTGCTGTTGCTTGTTCTTGTCTTCACCACCCTCACCACCATTGGCGTTGTTAGGGTCAGTGTTTTCGTTTTGGTTTTGGTTATCAGCCATTTTCATTCCTTTTGAGTACAACTCAGAAGTAGGAGATACTATCTGTCTACTTGCTAGAATTAAATTAAATCAACCGACAAGATATAATCTAAATCGATTTCACACCTGGGTTAAGTTAACGGGCTTAGTTAAAGGAATCTTCGCAGACTCCCTTAACTTTAGCCAACGCCGTACCAACCGTAATCTTCATTAAAACCTTTTGGTACTTTCTTAAGAATATCAGACGGTGTCAGAATATCTGAATCCTTTAGAAGTTTACCACCCACCCTAGAGCGCCCAGGGATAGGTATTAGACCTGTTTCAATAGCCTCATTTAAATATTTGTCGTAAAGCTCTTTAGGCAAGCCTCGTGCTTTCATCTCTTCAAGTGTCATCAAAATGACGTTCTTACTCAGAGTCTCAGCATAGATACCACGGAGGGCATCTCTAGCTTTAAGCATGTCAGCAGCATTGGCAAAGAACGCATCATGAATGGTAGATGTAGGTGTGCCAGAGGCTCTACCCCACAAGTGAAACTTCTTAACAATAACAGCATCATTTGAATGGTTACCGTTAACAGCAAAAGCTGTCCTAGCCTTCGATGCATCAGCGATGTCATTAATCTTCCCAGATTTATTAATCACTTGTTCCCACCACGTAGCCTCAGTCTTCTGAGGTACTTGCAAAATGTTGGTAGTCCACTCACCATCAGCATTCTTATACACTAAACGCTCTTCAAAAGCTTGTGTAAAGTTTTGCTCAATGGTCTTACCATCAAAGTTAACCCAAGGTACATTCGTCCAGCTCTTAGGTAATTTATTAGCGTAGAAAATCTCTAGCTCATAAACATCCTTAACTTGTGCAATATCAAATTTCAAGAATTTTGCACCAGTACGTCTGTTATCAGGTGATTTAACACCAAACAACAAGTCTGCTAGTGTACTGTCAGGTTTCCAAAATGATAACCGCTTCAGTAGCTTTTCAGAGACAGGCTCTCCAGCTTTCAGACCGAGCATCTCACTCACATAGTCTGGAAGTCGGTAGCCTTTCTTCTTGCTACCACGTAGTGTTAACTTTGCAATTGTCTTCCAATCAAACATGCTGTTAGAAGGTTTTGCCGAAGCAAGATAATCTTCTGCAAGGCGACCAAAGAACTTTGTGAAGTCTTTAAGGATAGGTACTTGCTCTCTAAGCTTCTCACTCATAATCTGAGCAATCTGCTTGAAGTCATCAGGTGTCACAACTCGATCATAAGAATGAGATAGTTTCTCAACCAACTCTTTTGTCTTAGGTTCAAGAAAGTAAAGCTGTTCAAGTATGTCATCACCAGGGTCAATACCTTTGTTAAACACATCACGAACATCCTGACGTAACTGCTTCAGTTCAGCGGCTGTCTCTGGGTCAAACCTTTCATACCTAGCTGCCCTTGCACTGATTTCATTCAGTACGACATCTCGATCTGCAGCTTTGACAACAAGTGTGTTACCATCTTTTCCAAGAGCTTTAGCCAGCTTACCTTCTACGTTCATGATGCCAGTTCGTTCACCAGCACCGTAGAATGTTCATTTCATATAGGAGTAGCCGTCATCACCACGCTTTATGCGCTTTGTGATTGTAGAGTGATTAATGCCAAGCACTCTACCAGCTTCACGTGTCGATTCGAAATTTCCAAAAGGTGTTCTAACACCTTTCCTCAAGTGATGCGCGTTTCGACCATCCGCTACATCACCCTTTACTATATGGTCTACCCAGTGATAGCCTTTATGAAGTACACTAGTGCTCCCTGCCTTCTTTGAAATAGTGGCTTTTGATACACCGTGCGCTATCGCCGCTGCAGCCACTGTAGGAAATGAACCTAAAGGTGTCACAACAGCCCTCGCAAGCATAGAGTTATCGCCGCTAACTGCATCTTTTGCAATTTGATACATCACGGGCGACAGCTTTATACCATCACGCGTACACATTGTTGCATAAGCAATTTTTAAACCTTTTACTTCTGGAAAAGCTTTCATCAACAGCCAATGAGCCAATAAGTGACATCTCGCCGTTAAGTACACCAGGTTATCGTAAACATCTTTACCACCCATGCATTTAGGAAGGACATGGTGACGTTCATGATAACCCTTAAACGGTCTACTAGTAGTGCCGTATTTTTCAATTAAAGCTATATAGTGCTTTTCGTAATTCACGCTAACTCCTGCTATACATTACTGTATAGATTAGACTATCTTTTACGTCTGCATCCCTAAGGAATAGTACGTCCCCGCGCTTCGAAATCGGCATGATTTCTACAGACTTCATAATCCGATATGGACCGTTTGTCTTAGTCGTTGCACCTTCAAAGACATTACTGTCTAAGCTTGGCTCAGGATTGTCCCTTTGGGATTTTCCCTGAATTCACGAGGTTTATACATGGCAACATTCTACCATGTTCTGCGCTTTAGCAGCTTTACGCAAGTCTTTTTCGTTCAGACCTAGCTTCAGGTTGAGCTTTCGAAATTCAGGGTCATTGTATGTTGACGCTGCAATCTCGTCATAAAGCCTTCGCTTTTGTGTAGTAGGTACTACATTACTAAGCTCAGCAAGCTCTTTGTTTCGAGTAGTCAGTGCAATAATCTGTGCACCAGAGGACGAAGCATCCTGTTCTAGTGCTAGTGCTATCTTGTAGTTTGACAGTCGTTCGAGGTTTCTTGCAGAGTAGTTACCCTCCAAGAACTCATCAATCTTTGACATCTCAATGGCAAATCGAAAGAATTTACCTTGCTCTTCACCATCAATCATGCCAGTCAGTTCAGACTCAAGTACAGCACGAACATCACCAGGCTTAGCCCTACGCATGTGATAGCCAAGCTTGACCATCTCATCACGATACTTTCTAGCAATCTTCTGACGACCTGTGATTGTCAATGAGTTAAAGGCACCTTCAAGCTTATCACTGTGACCACCAAGAAAAGCACCAATTTGATCTTGCAAGTTGTCATAGCCATCTTTGCTGAAGTCACGCTCAACAGCGGTATTCAAGAATGGACGGAATGTCTCACCAGACTGTGGACTAATTAAGCCTCTGTCATAGATACGAGCACGGTGATCGATAAAAGGATGATTACTGAATGCTGCACGTTTTGCACGTAACCATTCCATTGCTTTGAAACGTTCATATGCATCACCACGAGCTGAGATGAATTTACGATACTCATTCAACTCATTGTAGTATTGTGCTTTACCTTTATCATCCTCAAAATACAGCAGCTTCTTGATGAAGTCAAAATAGTCCTCATCCACTTTGTATTTTGTCTCTGATGCCCAATTAAGCGCATCCACCATGTTTTTATCTACAAACTCTTCTGGGAAATCACTAAAGCTTGATGTCGATGTGATTGGTATACGAGTGTCTTCTAAACCGAGGATTCCACGATCTACGAAGTAGGTTTTGAAGCCTTCTCTAAACACAAGTTTGTTTGAATCATTCAAGACAGCTACTCGCAGACCTAAGTCAACCTTACGAGTCAGTTGAGCGTACTCTTGAATTCGAGGGTCTGTAACACGGATGTTGTAAGCAAGTGTGTCATAATAAGGGCCAAAGTAAGAACCACTAAGGCGGCTCTTCATTCGTCGTTTTTGTACACCAAAAGTCTCAATCTTGAATAGCTTGTTAACCTTGGTATCATCCAAGATTGCCATGCCTAAATCATACCACTTTCTACGATCACCGTTGAAGTTGGCAAGATTGTAAAGGTCACGACCCAGAGCCACAGCAAATTGATCACGATCAGGGCTGTCAGCTAAGCTCAAACGATGTGCAAAGCGCAGATAAAACTGCTGCATGTCACGACCATCAATTCGTTTCCAAATAAACGGGTTCTTCTCAAGAATCACTGCATCAAAAGTATCTCGCAATTCTTTTGCAATCTTCGGTGCAGTACTATCTTCCCATCGGTTCTTAGCCGTAATGTTCTTGATGAAGTTATTGTGTAAATCATCAAGCTGTACAGGACCGAGCACTGGATCAATATAGTTATCTTGCAGTAGACGTTTCAGCGGGTCACTGTCTTTTCGGAGTTGTGTTTCAATGGCATCAGATACGTTCATCACATCAAACTTAATCTGTGCTTGAACAACAGCCTTAAAGTTAACCCAAGGTTCTGGATTATTACGATATCGTGTAAACACAATACGTAGGTTATCAAGTACAACAGCACGTTCGTTAATGCTCATCTTGTTTTCAAGAGATGCATCAATAGACATGATAAAGTCTTTGTCAGCTTGTTTCAATACTTCAGATTGTTCAAGCAAACGACGGTTATTACTATGTACACCAATATTCGGTTGATACAGACGGATGTCTTCATATCTTCCAGTGACTGGGTTAAACTTGAGTTGATCTTCTCTAGGTGGAGACGACAATACTCTAGTCTTAGCAGCCTTCTTTGCATGTAACAGAGTACCTCGATAGTTAGTCATCGAGAGCGTACCGTCAAGTTCGCCTGACTGAAGCAAGTAGTAATCTACCAAAGTTTTCTTAAGCTTCTCATCTGACAAGAAATCATCAGGTGAGGCTGCTCCAAGTTGCATAGCATCAAGCTTAGCTTTTGCAGATGCAAACTTCTTTGTGTCATTTGGCAAGTCATAGCCAGAGTCTGTCATGGCTCTCAGCTCACGAATACCTAACGAATTACCGTCAGGATTAGTGAACTTATCAACAGTCAGTTGACCTGATCTAAACAACTCAACTTTAGAGTATTCGCCAAGGTGTCTTAGCTGCACATCTGTTGTCTGGCGAGCAAGCCAGTCATTGTAAGTCTCACGTAGTGGTGTCTGACCATCATAAAAGGCAATCTGCTTCTTACTTAGGTTTTGAAGGTTTCTACGTCTAACTTGAGCAACACCCTCTAGCTTACCAATGTCCTCCCAGGATTTAAACACGGGAACTGTTGTAGAGCGACAGTTAAAGTGGGCCGGAGGCAAGTGCGCCGTGTCCCTTATGGGGTAGATATGCCCGTCTCGGTGCGAGCACAAGGGCGTGGTTCTGGCATCCAAGACGGCCACATACTGCCACCCCTGAATTGCCTTCTCGTTGGCGCGGTAGACTTCGTGATCAGCTTGTGCTGTTACACTAGTAATTGCAGTAACGACCAATGCTTTGCTTTGTGAGCGTGTTATCGTATGTACATTACCACGACGCACCTCTAAGGCAATTTGCTCTACTGTAGAACCTTCTGCAATTCCTTTTCGAATCACACTCTCAAGTCTAGTTTTCTCGTTGGCGCTGACACCAGCCCAACCTGCAGCTAGAGTCTTATCACCAGCAAGTGGACGCTCTAGTACAATCTCATCTGAAACACGCCTTTGCGGTGTGCTTGGTTTCCAAATCTTACCTATAGCAGACTCAATGTTCTGATAAGTAAAACTTATTTGATCGTTGACAAGATCTAGCAAAGATCTCTTTGAAGTGTTGAACACCTCTTTGTATGTTGATTGAAGCTCTAGATCAATCGCATCACGGAGTTTCTCAAAGCCTTTCTGAGACAGATTGGCTTCTCGAATTAACTTATCGACCCTAACGGTATGACCGTCAATGACAAGTTCCACTTTACCGTTGACGCGTCTTTCGTACAAACGCACCATGGCTGCGCGATCTAGTGCCTTATCAAAAATCTGTGTATTTGAATTAATCATTCTTTTCACCATTGTTGAAATGTTCACCATAGAGCTCTTTACCTATTTCGCAGTAGGCTTCAAAAGCTTCTTCTGGTGACTCGTATACACCTAGATAAATACGCTGCTTGTCATGGTTGATTTGAGCACGCCATTTTTTCGACTTCTTGTCGTAAGACACACCCTTGTATCCAGAAGTATTATCGTGGCGAGTTAACGTATTTATGCGATTCAAAGTGTGATCAACAATTCGTAAATTACTGATTCGGTTGTTAGACTTGTTACAGTCAATGTGATCTAAAATACCAGATGGTAAGTTTTTATTACAGTAAAGCCACGCGAGTGTGTGAGCGTTGTAATGTTTTCGCTTATACGAAATCTGGATATAACCATTATTCAAGAAGCCAGCTACAGAGCCAGCAGGAATGCCTCTTTTAGGGCTTATCAGCCAATTGAAGATTCCGGTATCTGGATTGTACTCAAGCACCGAAATTAAATTGGAGTAAATCGTTAAATTAAACATGGTTTACTTTCTTTGTTATCAGCTGCGATCTAGCAACTCTTTCATCTTTCCAGCATAATCGCCGTTACCGGTATCAGCTGGTTTGTTCAGAAGCTCATCGCTATTAATTTCTTGCTTACCTGTTTCATCGTCATAGTCAGGAGGGATAATGTCGTTTTGCTTAAGCACTTGCAACCACACAGTACGTGGGATTAGGCCTGCTTGATACCACTCTGTAGCAAGACGCAACCAATCAGCACCAAGAGGTGTTGGGTTGAAGTCAGCAGACAGTGAGAAATCAATATCAGACACTTTCAACTCAAGATCATAGCGCCAGTTGATCATGAACACAATGATTTGACTCATCACGTTACTAATCTTACTGTTCAATGTTCCAAGTTGAGCTGTCTGAGCAGCATTCCTGATTTCCAAAGCTACACCAGACTGAGCAGCCTCAGGCGACAGCATACGGATGCCGAGCTTGGCCATCTCTTCAACAGAAGCAGCAATAGCTCTATCCATATCTTGAAGTGCAGCTGTAGGTGTTTCAAGAACCTTGGCATCATCACCTTGACGTAGACGAATCCAAGTACCAAGACCACCCGCCACAATCTCATCAAAATCATCGTCACCCATGTCAGAGATAATTACAGGTGTATAGGTAGAAGCACCATACAGCAAGTGATTTCGACGACTGATCTTGTTATACAGTGCTACTTCCTTATCAATAATAGGTGAGAGCATTGGTTCAACAAGTTCAATAGAGCCATTCAAAGGCCAAGCAGGAATTTCAGTTAAACGCTGATCATTGGCGAGTATGTTGGTAATGACTTCAACTTCCTTGAACACAAACTTTTCAGTACCGTGTTTTGTCTGTTGTTGACCTGCGATGACTGGAATATTAGTGGTCTTATCTTCACGTTTAAACACACGTATCTGATAATAGCCAGCCTCATCCAATTCATGCACCCAGCAAGTGTCAGTGTAGGTAGCATGGAATTCGTTTTCTTTGAATTCTTCTACCATACCACGAATAATCACTCGGTCAAGTACAGTCTTACCATATGCATCTTGACGAACACGCCAGTTGATGATAGACTCTGCATTATGCAACACAGGGTAGGGTTTGTACTTAGCAAGATCTTCTTTAGTCAAGCTGTTAGGGTTCTTAATCTCAGGGTAGTCAATGAAGACCCAGGCCCGTGATGTTTGAACTTCCTCCCAAAGAGCTTGGTCAAGAAAGGCAGCTAGTGGTGAATCATCCTTACCAAAGGTATTCATAATCCAGTCACTAGCCTCTTTTGGCACAGTATCTGGCAAGCTCAACACAGGTTGCTTACGTAGCAAACCACCTACAAGCATCTTGCTAAACTGGGCAGTAATGCCAGGCAGTTCAGCTTCAGCTTTATAGAAGTTGTATTGAGGTTGCGTCATCGATGGTGAGAACGGGATGAGCAAGTTACGGAACTGGACGATATCAATGACACCATCAAATTCTTTAACGAAACGCTCCCCGCTACAGACTGCTCTGCTCTTGTTCCAAAGCGGCTTCATCGAGTCATACGCACCATTCGGATCTGCTACAGTTTTAACAGAAGATTGGGCAGCGTTTACAGCCATCTTAGCTCCTCAACATAGAGTTGAATTCTGCAATAGTGCCAGTGAAACGACTACGAGACGTTGAGTTGTAGCCTTCAATCTGATCCCCTTCAAGAGGCGAGATAGTCCACAAAGAAGGCACAGAATCAGCAGGATTCTTACCAGTAACTTCGACAGGCTTCACTTCATCTTTAGGCTTGATACTGTCAGCCAAATCAAGAGTACCCTGATCTGGGTTTGGAGCAGGCGGAGTATCAGCGGGAGGTGTGTCAACAATAGGCGGTGTTTGTTCTGCAGGAGGGTTAGCATCTTCAGCAGGTGGCACACCATCAAGAGGCAGCTGAGTTTCTGGCACAATAGTTTGATCTGCAATGTGTTCGACAGGCTTCACTTGAGGTGCCTTTGGTGTTGGAGTTTTACTCATTCTCTCATCTTTCTCAATGCTTCAGCTTGTGTGATATCTAGATCGTAACTTTCAGCAATGAACTTTGCAAATAGCTCTGAGCGATCAGTTTCACAATAACTGTTTTGAATTTTGTAACACTGTACTTCAGCCCATAACCTATAGCTAGGTACAAACTTATACAGCAGCGGATGCAACGAGGCTACAACCATCGCTACATAATTCAGATTAGGGTCAATCTGATTTTGGAATTGGATTGCAAAGATAGCAAGACCCAATAGTGCAAATGCTAAATATTGCTTTACGTGATTGAATTCGTGTGCGTAGAGACCTTCATCATCTTTATATTTTTCACGGATAAAGATTAGAAAGCCCCTTGCACATCCTGCAGCACCCTCTGAAACCAGAGAGTCTTTGTAGAACGTGAAGGGCCATTTCATTTGATCAGTCCTGCGTTAGTAAAGAAGTTGTCCCAATCCAAGTTAGCTGCGTTACAAATATCTTTTGCATACGTGCTAAGAGAGCTTCGGAACTGAACTTCAGTATCAAACTCCCACTTGATTTGCACTTCTTCAGAAGCCTTGTCCATAGACTGCTTGACAGTAGATAGTTTTCCAATCTTCAGAAGTTGTTGACGAAATTGAGACATTGTAATGCTGGCAGGAATTGCCGCAATACGTTCGTCTTCTTTCTGTCGAGCTGCATCTTCAGACTTAAGAACCCAATTACCATTTACAAGAGTGTGATAAGGAGACGGTGGTGCATCCCATGAAGCGCCGTCAGGAATACTCTCACCAATCTCAGTAACCTTTACAGAATCACTAGTACTTGTGTAGTATGTCTTCCCGACAAAGTTTGTCTTTAAGACCCACTTATCTTCAACACGCACTGCTACAAAGTTTTCGGGAATTTCAGGTGGTGCATCAAGACAACCATTAATAGGTGGACCTAAGAACTCCCCTTCTGTATCTGGACGGGGTTGCAAGGGGCGATAACCAATATACACCCAGTTTTTATCCCATAGATATGTGACGTTCATATTAAACCTTTATGCAAGGCACGAGGCCGTATTGAGGGATAGAGCCAGTATCTAGATAAGACATTCCAGTCATAATACCAGTGACCCAAGTGCTATAACGTCCGCCATAAGGACTATCTACCATCCCTGTTTCTGATAAAGTTTGGACGTCAATGTTAAGATAGACGGAAGATGTTGGTGGGCTATCTTGCTGAGACCCTACCTGTGTGCCGATAATGAATTTACCAATTAGGTCTGGTATATAGTTACCGCCAATAACGCTTGCAAGGTTTGGATAATCACCCTGATTATAGTATGAGCCATCGCACACAAGGAAACCAGCTGGAATTGAGGCAGAGGGGTGCATCCAGACGATACTACCTACTGGTGCACTAGAGGCTGCAATATTCCCCTGCCCCGCAATCGACTGTCCATTGATTGTTTTCACAAAACCAATAGAGAAGTCACCAACGCCATCATCAAGACTATTTTGCTTCGTACCCTCAAGAGTAAAGAAGTTTTCGTCGAGTTCGGCGTTGGTTAGCGGAGCGTTTTTGATGTTAACACCCAGAGGGTTTAACTCACGATATGTAATCGTCATAAACGCTCCTTAGATTAGGCGACAGTCACTTTCCAAGTGATAGACAAGGTGTCAAGTGCGCCCTTGTTAATCACAGGGAACACAGTACGAGCAAGCATGCTACCACCTGCAGCATTGTTGAACAAACCCGCTTCAGTCAAGGCGCCAGTACCCGTACCAGGGTTGAAAGTAGCCACATACTGGATACTATCGTTAGTAACAGTAGTAGTGACTTGAGTCGTGGAAGTCAACGCAACACGAGCAGCTTCGGTAACAAGCGCTGTTTGTGCATCAGAAGCGGCAGTAGTGCCAGTACCAACAGCCATGTGAGACATCACAGCGGCAGTAGCATCTTTCATGCGGCTTGCAATAAATGCAAGACCAGCATCCACTACCAAATTATGGGTGCCTGACTCTTTAGTGTTGCCATTTTCGTCCACCAGAGTGAAGGCGACAACACCGCGAGCTTTAACGTTTTCGTTAATCATTTAATTTCCTATTGTGTTTGAACCTACATAGCCTGGTGCAGTATAACTGCTAGCCATGTAGTTCTGGTTGTTTGCAAGAAAGCTTTCAGCCATATTAGCTGTATCATCTTTGATAACACCAATGGATCTTACATAAGACTCTGTTATTGTACAGTTCTCAACAATACCTTTAGTAGGGTTTAAGACCTTTCGATCCATCACTACTGCAAATCTTGTTATTGAACGCCCAGTGTGCAAGTTAACAGTATCTGTAAGCGTGTTACTCTCAGTCGTACTACGAATAATCGTACTCTCAGTAAGGATCAAGTCGTTGAGCTGAACGTCAGCTGCAATATAGCCAGGTGTGGCATAATCCCCTAGAAAGTAAAGACTACTACATTCAACAAGAGCGTAATCTTTAACCATTGTGTCATTTGAAACCAATTGGTCTGATTTTGGAGTTGTTATCTTTAAATCAACGGGGTCAGTTGCTGCAAGTGTTTCGACCTGCTCTTTCCCTATTGCAATTAGATAACCTTCACTTGTAGTTGATAGCTCATTTAGTGACTTTGAAGAACTCAATTCTTGAGAGTCTGAAACATGAAGTTCTGAGACGGCATAGCTACCTGATACATAGTCAGAAGCAAAATACAGTTCAGGTATGACTTCAACGCTAACAGATAGCAGACGCGTATCTGAGCGATAAGTAATATCACTTGCGCTTGTGAGTACACCAAACGATGCTACGTCAGAGAGTACAGAAGTATCTTCGAAAGCTCTAGCAAGAGTAAGTAGAAAGCTAATAACCTCAGAAAGATTTGTATTATCAACTGCACCCTTAGTGGTATCGTTGACTAAGTTATCTGAAAGCACAGAATTATCTGTAATTGCTTTTGTAGGCGACAGGCTCACAGAGTCATTACCGTACGCAATTTCAGATTTAGCGGTAGCTAGAGACGCAGCCAAAGCTTCTAGAACAATTGGGGCGTCTAACAATACCTTCTGAACAGCAGCCGTTTGATCATCATCCGTGTTTGCAGCACCAAGGAAATCATCAGACATTGTGATACTGTCTTGCAATGCCCTGCCAAAAGTTAGCAGATTGGTCATTGCATCCGCTGTCGTCACATTGTCGTTTGCCAACAATGTCAGCGTGACAGCGAAAGAGTCAACAACACTTGAGTTCTCAATAAAGGGTGCCTTGCTGAGAGCTGCAGCTACAGTGTCCGTAACAGATAAACCAGCACGCACATAATCTTGACTGAAATACTCTTCAGCATATTTATCTTCGAGGAGCTGTCGTTGGTAGTCAACAATTGTCGATAAGACTTCGCTGACTGCTAGAGTTTCTGGGAAGAGTTTGGCAAGACTCCTAAAGGACACATCCGAATAGGTAGCACTGTCTTGTGCAGTAATACCTACACTAAGCTTGAAAATTTCAGACACTGTTCCAAGCTCAGATAATGCTTTGCCAACATTTCGCAAAGCAACGTCACTAGTTGAAGATGTCTCATTAGCAGCTTGTTTAGCAGTGGCAAGGCCTACACTGTCGGTGCTGACACCTGTATCTGCTAAAACTTTACTTACAGAACCTGCAAGTTGTTCGGTGACAACGCTATTATCTGAAATACCTTTTGAGGTAACAAACAACAGCATTTCAACAGCATTTAGCAATTCTGTTACGAGCTTAGCAGGTGCTTTAGAAGCAACATCGCTTACTGTAGATGTCTCACTCGACAATGTAGTTGAAAGAGCTTTTGAGAGACTCTCTGCAACGATTAAAGCCTCATGTTCACCCTTGTTTGCAACAAAACGTAAAGCATCTGTCAGTTGACCAGAGTCTATGAAGCCTTTAGAGTACGCGATCAGCAAAGAGTCTACAGCCCTTGCAGGCTTCTCACCTATGTACTTGAACAGCGTACCCTCTGGAATCCACTCTTCTCCATAGCCACTAAGGTTTACATTAAGCTTCTTTTCAGAAGAGTTGGCTACCTTAGTAACTGAAGAAGCCTTCACAGGCGGTACTTTGTAAGTAGCTGTGATAGTTTTATTGGTAGCCATGTTACTCCTTAATCTGAAACAAGCTCAGTAGGACTGAAGAGGATTTGCACCATACCTCTAATCGGCTTCCATGTACGCTGAAAGATTGAGTCATTAGGCTCAGTTACACGCAGTTCAAAGAAACCGTATACAGGGGCTGTCACAGAAGGTGTCACACCCCAATCAAGACCTAGTGTCTTTGGAAACTGTAAATAGATTGTGCCGAGAGTAGTCTCTTCCCACAAAGGGTCAAGATCAGGTGTAGTAGCACTTGTTCGTGCAACACCACGAAGTAGTTTGTAATACTTCAAATTATGCTTTACTACATCTTCACGGTTGTAAGCTTGTGGAGCATCCCAATTACCTCGGTTTTCAGGGATTCGGACATTGAGTCGTGTCTGTACACCACCTATCTTAACAGATACTGGTGTGTCGTCAGAGTCTTGAATGTTATCAGCCTCAATTACGACAGCCTCATATGTATAGCCAGCAGTTGCGTCTTCCACAAAGTTAAGAACTAAGGGGAATTCAAGCTGCTCACCTAACACAAAAGACCACAGAACAGACCCAGAATCCGAAACTAAATCATCAGAAGTTGCGGTTATTCTAGATCGTGCCATTTAAAACCCTTTCAAGGTTAGACTATTAAGTACAGCTGTTGCACCTGCAGTTTTGACAATCACGCGTGTAAAACGTGCTTGCGTGTTTGCAAAAGATTGGCGGTTGACAGTACTTGCGACAAGTGTAAGAGTGGCGATATCGTACCAACTTGTGCCGTTATCACTACCTTGCAAGGCAACTACAGGTAGTGTACCTACGGTACCTAGGTCAGTAACGACTTGGATATTACGGCAATTCTGCACATCCAGAGACGGTGTCGCAGAATTCAAAGTGTTCAATACGATTGAGCGATCAATGATTTGTCGAATTGGGTCACAGAAGTCAGAGTACTGGATACGGTTAACTGATCTTGTAAAAGAGGGTGTCGTACCTGTCAATGTTTGCACATATCGGATTCGATTGCCATAAAGAGGTAATTTGGGTGAGCGATACATGCCAGTGGCAGTAATTCGAGGGAACTCAAATACTGTATACCAGTTAGTACCGTCATCATCAGACTCTTCAATACGCACATCCATTGTCGGGTTTGTACCTGTAACAGCTGTTACTGGAATATTAACAGAGTACGAACATCCAAAGGTAGGTGTAATCGCGGCAGTTGTGGTAGTGCTAGTGATTGCAGTAGAAGCTACATCTGCGATACGAACAGGCATACCAGTTTGGGAGTTTGTCACAGTACCGCTGGAGACAGTCACAGCCGGTGTGTTATTCACAACAACAGGCATAGCAGACAAAGCTTCGGACGCAGGGCGTGCTAGTGTTTCCACACGAAGACGACCGTAATCAAACATTCGAATGAAGCTTATACGTAAATCAGTCCTGCGTATCAAGCACCCACCGATATTAGTAGCACCAATATCTGCAAGGCTTAAGTTGCCAGTTACAGCTACCAAGTCAATAGATGTCGTGCTGATATTTCGCACCTTATAGACACCATCATATCCTGAAGCTGCACCAGTAGATAGAGTGCTACCATAAAGGTTTACATAGTCACCAATGAGAACACCAGTCCAATTACCACTACCGACAAGGGTAAGGACTTTTACGCCATCACCTAAAGTCGATACTTGTGCTGTTTGAGCAGACTGTGCAATTGCACCCATAGAGCTTGCCACTTGATCGCCAGCTATCTTGTATACAGTACCGCCGTAGCTTGTTGCTGTAACAGCCGCGCCAAGGACTACTGTAATAACCGTAGAGCTAACTACAGAGGTCACAATAGTTGCTGTTGTTAAGTTTGCAAAGTTAACCTGATCTCTGACACCAAAGACGTTGATGTAGTCATTTACAGTTAGACCGTGTGGGGCATCAAATGTTACAGTTGCGGTAGTTGTGCCTGACTTTGCAATAGACACAATCTTACCAACAGGCGCCGTCATAGACACTTCATTGAGAGCCTTGATACGAACTTTGTACTTCTTATCATTAGCGGGAATAACCTGAGTGCGGTTGGCGCGGTTGACTAGCGCCGCTGTTGTGTCAACCGCCATGTCCATCAGCTGCAGTCGGTCAGCCTGTAGCGATAGACGATATTCAGTAGTTGGCTGGAAGGCGTAAGTACCTACAGCGTTCACACCCTGAACAGGGGCAGTACTACCGATTGTGAGAGAGTGGCTACCTGTAGCAGTACCTGACGGCAGTGAGTCACCATTGCTACCTTTGATAAAGAAGCTAGCATTAGTTGCTACAGTGTTTTCAAACAACAGCGACACACCGTCAGTGGCGTTTGTAATAGCAGGTTTGATTGTCAAAACTCCAGGTCCACTAAAGGTACCCGAAATGTTCTGCACGTTACCTGTTGCTTTTGCTGTAGAGATGAAAGTAGTCGGTGATGGGACTGACGACACAGTAAGCGAACTATAGTTCAGGCGGCTATCTGCCATACCTGACACTGCAACACGTTTACCGGCAACAAGACCATGAGGTGTGCTTGTAGTGACAGTCAGTGTGTTTACACCGTGCACGATCTGAGAGATAACTAACGTGGAACGGGTTGCACCTACGTTACCATCCTCAACAACCTCCACTGCAAACTCTTGACCATGTGTCCGCTGTGACATTGAAAGCCCAAAGGCAAACTCTAATGGCATTGCAAAGCGTGCTTCAGAATTCAGCTCACTAAGTGTATTTAGTGAAAGAGGGTCTTTAGAAATTACGAGATAAGAAGCACCAATGGCGTTACCATCAACTGTGATGATGTCACCAGGTGCCTTAGTCTCAAGCCATACTCCATCAACATTCGGCGAATATGTTTCAAAAGACTCTCGAAATTTATTAACAATATTTTGTGCAAAACCCTCAGGGAGTGTCTCGCTACTACCAAGGTTAAGGATCATCTGATTGAAAGCTTCTGGTGTGCCTTCAAAGATAGCGCCAGTAGATCGATTTTGAGCTACAAGCGTGGTACCGTCATTAATTTGAATTGTCCAATTAATGGGTAGATTTGTGGTTGCATCAGCCATGTGATACCTTTTTGATATCCAGCCAGGGGTGCTTAGTGAAACGTGATGCCACTAGAGCATACAAGGCTAGTAAAGCCATTTGAAAAACCACATCGTGTGGATATGGGACATACGAACACGTAGATACACCATAAACGGCAAACATTGAGGCAAACGCTGGACTCAGCACGACAAGCCTGACCCATAGAGGGCGTTCACCACACAAAGCTACAGTGCATCCAAAGCCTACTACTATGATAGCGAGGCATGTCAGCAAGAACATTAATTCAATCATTCCTTGACTCCTACCTTATTTTCAACACGCTCTGTCAGAGCCTTAAGAATTTTAGGTAGACGATTTGAAGAGAAACCAATGAGAATTGCAATCATGCTAGGCAAGTAAGGGCCACTCAGTGCTGGCATTTGTGATGCAGCAAATGAAGCGATAGCCCACGATGTCAGAAGAGACATAAATGAGCCAAGACCTAACAAGCCTAATGCTTGCAAGAATGTAGTTCGAAGTCCGCTAATTGCAATAAAGCAACCACAGATAGAACTGAGAAAGACCATCATGACATCACCACCAACTGGACCAAGCCAACCGATTAGAAGCGCCATGAGACCTGTAGTAGCAGCTGCACTGCTAGTAGATAAGGGTTCAGCCATATCAGATTCCATGTTTTATTGTTAAAAGTTAAACCCTCTAGATGTTCTCTTGGTGCCTTGATTAATCGGGAACAAGTACTCTACACCATAACGAAGACCATCTGAAAAGTGTTCTATGCCTTCTGATTTATCAATCGTGGCTGTATCTGGGTTTTTATCAACCCATTTAGTGCGCTCTAATGATGCGATGACACCTGTACAGCGAGGGTGAACATATAAGTCTACATCGCCAGCGGCAGACATAAGCTTCTTATTCACAGCAGCTACAGAGTCAATGATTGGTGGTGCCTTTGAATGAGCAAGACACCTGATACCATGAGATTCAAGAATAGAAAAGTCAGTTCTACCTACTGGTGCTGAAGACTTCCGTGCCCTACCAGAAGGATCAGGATATGCGAAGATACGATGACCTGCATACTTAGTCTTAATAGCGATAGCAAGAGTCTCAGTATCAGGATGACCTTTGAACTCATCAAGAATGTGGATTTGCTTACCTCTCACTGCCATAGCAGAAGAAGCTTGAATACCTACGTTAAAGTCAATGTTGATGTGAACATCTTCACCTTTTGCACCATCAGACGGAGGCGTGAAGTCAGGGATTTCACTAGTAACATGTTTCTTTCTGTCAAAACAGTAAAACACATTGTTTCCAGATTCTGCAAAAGAAGCCAAGTATTCAGATGCGAACTGAATAGGATCCAAATTATGCTTGATACGTTCAATTTCTGAACGATCCAAGAATGGAGATTCTGTGTAATCATAATGATAGGACTTCCAATTCTTATCTTGTTCTTGGTAGTTGTACATCTCATGGAAGTAGTTATAACCTTTAGGTGTGCTAATGATTAAAGCCCTTCCAGGGGCTCTTGCACCATAAGACAAGGCACGTTTATTACTCCAACGCGTAATGATACACGGTTGAATAACACCTTCCCAAGCCTCTTTAGGGTTAATACCCTTCTTGCAAGATGATACCTCATCCCACACAACAAAATAAGCACCCTTACCGCGCATACGCTCAACTGCTTCATAAGAGAGCAATCTGAGTTCTACGTTGTTAGGAAAGATAAACCTACCAAGGTCACGTGAAGATCTTAAAGCATAGTGTTCCATGCCAAGATCGTAGTTAATCAATGGGTAGTAGATGTCTGTAACCTGATCGTATGTAGGGGCAATCACATACACTGTTTTGTTAGGTACATTAACTGCTAACTCAAGGAGTTCAAATACTGCTGTTACTGCTGCAGTACCTGCCATATATGATTTACCCCAGCCGCGCGAGCAATTAACCACAGAGAATCTACAAGCTTGATGCACAAAGAGGTCTTCATAAACCTCTGATTGTCCAGCATGAAGATTAATCGTCATCGTTAAAGTCCTCGTCAGACATTACACCATCAGGTTGCACATCATTGGCTATATACACATCACCTTTCTTGGTGAGGTTCACAATAAGTGGTTGAGGTTTACGTTCTTCAACGATTGTGGTTTCAGGTACACGACCATAGCCATACCGAAGCAGTTTATCACCAATAGCAATCATCTTATCGAATAGTGCATGGTGTACTTCAGCACGATAAGCCCGAGGTTTACCCTGAGCAGTCAGCTCCACAATAACACCATCTCTGATTTTCTCTTGGCGTTCTATTTCTAGCTCTAGTTTACGGTAGTTTGCTACCAATTCACCAATAGGGTCATATTGTAACTGAGCTAAGCGATTTACTGATTTCTTTCCACCAGCTTGGAACTGAGGGATTCCGGCAGGTCTACCGCCTCTCAGTGGAGGCTGTTCAATGTTGTCAGTCATATTTTCTCTTCCAAATGCTTTCAAAAATTTCGTTACGGATCAACAACTTAGCGTGACCCACCCACTACGACCCACTGTCCACCCGATCGTACTTCACCGCTTATTAAGGGTTCATTTAAGGATATTAATAGATTCTTAATTAGTAAGATTAATTACTAACTATCTACTAATGATCATATAGTGATATAATATCTTAATTATCTATTAAGGATACATACTAACCACATGAACGTCTAAAGACATCCTTAAAGGGTAATAATCTAGGGAGGAACGTCCTAGGGTTAAGTTAACGGGCTTATGGTAATGCCACTTGAATTATTTTAATTATATTAGCGGCTACCTGTTAATCGCTAATCTTACAAGGTGGAGGGTTCTCTTGAAAGCGTACAGCCTTAATTGTGTTAAGACCTAGGGGCATTGCTTTCATTATTCTATGACGACCATCCATGATTTCACCATCTTCGTCAAGGATGATTGGATATTTAAGGTCAGCATCTAAAATTGCTTTCATATGCATCACCATTTCGCGCATAGATACATCATATTTCTTCCAGACATTGATGCAGTCTAATTGAGCTTCAAATACAGGTAGATCTTTTGAGAGTTGGATTAACCTTGAGACGTCCCAATGGTGTCTACCTATTTGAGACATCTGATTCTTAACTGATAACCATTCTTTGATTTTCATAACCAAAACCGAAAAAAAAATAAAGGGAATCCTCCCTGTAAGCTCCACACTACCCGAAGGTAATGCAGAACTCACAAGGAGGGTCTGATTGTTAATGCTTACGCATTGCTTTTAGCTCTTCAATAGAGATTACGTTGCCGCTATCGTCTTCAAGATGCGTATAAGTATCACCAGGTTTATCGCCGACAAACACACGCATCTGACTGCCACGAGCTCTATGGTATTCTGTAAACACCATTATACGGTTATCTAACGTATGGCCAGCAACTAGGCATTCATGACGAGTTTCACCTTTTATAGCAAAGATAGGCATCACTTGTTCATCATCAAGGCATTGAAGTTGGCAGGGACAATGATTGTATTGACCTGACCGTTCTTAATACCCTCAGAGATGTTCAACGATGCCTGAGCTTGCATATAAGCAATTGAAGCTGAAGAATTGTTTGCCAATGCTGACATACGCTCAGATTCTTTCTTAGCGATATCAACTTCCGTTTGCTTAATCTTCAATTCATTCTGAGCTGCAACATACTTAGTGGCGGCCTGAAGAATCTCAGCATTAGGTCGAACGTTACGAACTTGAACAACGGTGAGCGAGACTGAAGTGTCAAGCTTTTCCATCTTCAATTGTTCATTGACAATGTCACGAATCTTCTCTTCAATCGTTGCACGGCTGTCAGCAACTTCAAGTGACTTGTAACCACGAACCACCTTGTAACTTGCATTGTTGACCAAGGTTGCCATGTAGTTGTACATCAAGAAGATACCTTCTTTACCTTCAGCGTGGAAGCTTCGGGATTTAGTGCTATACAACTCAGCCACACTAGATGGATTGATTGCATAAACAACTGTGATGTCAAAGTCAGCAAGAGCCGAGTTATCTGCCGTCAAGGGTGTTTTGTTCTCAAGACTGACGGTAATGTCCTTCACAGGGAATTCGAGAACCGAGCCAATCAAGGTTTGATCCCAGCTACCTGGTAGAAGTTCTTTACCTTCAATTTCTTTTGAAGCATTCATTCGAACGCCGACTTCACCTGTTTCAATACGAGTGCAGCCAGTCAACAGACCGATGGCGAGGAGAGTGATGATTGAGATAATCTTTTTCATTTTGAAAGTTCTTTCTTACATAGTGATCATGGAACGAATTTTAGAAGCTGTGTGCAATGCACGATTAGCTTCTTCTACAGCTGCTTGTTTCTGAGACTCAAGACGTGCAATCTCAGCGTCAGCTTGGCGACTGACTTCAATCTCACGTTCATGGATTTCTTCCAGATCTTTACAGACCTGATTGAATTGAGACAGAACGGATTCAACTGTTTTAGGTTGAGCTGCTTTGAAATTTGAAAACATGAAATTCCTTTAAGTTAACGGGTTGGTTTGATTTAGTGGTAAAGTGTCAATTACGCTGCTACCAGTTCGTAGTCTTTTGTAACTTTAGCTTTCCACCCTTTGTTGACGATCACAGGGTTAATCCAAATTTTATCCTCACTAAAGCGTTTACGACGAAGATGCCCTCTTCGGAGATGCTGACGTGGGCTTCTAGAGACTCTTTCACAGGTTAGATCCGAGACTACACCTGTCTTATGATGCCTGAGTTTCAGTACATGGTATGTATCATATGTAAGTGCAGATAGTCGATCACCTTTTTCAGGTTTAATGGCGTTCTTTACAACATTGATATTGCTCATGTCCAAAAACAAAAGGAAATTCATTACGCAACGTGTGCTATATCTGCATAACTCCTTATCCTCTTCATCAACTCCTGCTGACACCTCAACAACTTCTAAGAAGTCCTCTAAGTTATCATTTTCATTTGTAGGCATCTCAGGGATATAGCCATAGCACCCACAATCAGACCACTCACCACGTCTGTTTACATAGTAAGTTTTTATTTCAATATGTTGAGTGCCATCTGAGCTGGCATAAACCATCATACCGACTGTAGCGTTTGGATTCAAGGTGTCATCCTCGACTGCAAACTCTAACAGGACATCTACGTATGGTAACTTAGTGGTTGATGGGAGATCATCATTTTCCATGTACAACCCACCAGACGGCAAAGTAAACTTAGTGGCTTGCTTCATGAACGCAAATTCTTCAGCACGAATTCTAATGTTGAGATCATCAAGTCCAGGCTCATTAAGAAACTTTCTTTTAGCCTTCTTTAGATAGTTAAGGTTGTTCATGGATTTCCTTAATAGGTTAGTCGAGTTGGTTAGAAAAGAGCAGTAACACAATACAACGCAATGGCTGTAATAAGTGCTGTGCCGGATAGCAAGGACATCCACTTAAGCAGATGTACCCATTGCATTTTGTTGAGGCGTTTCAAGTAAAAGAACAAACCAATTAGGATGAGTTCAAATACAAGATACACCAGAATAATTTTAATCATCTTCAGAGTCTCGCTTGTTGATATCTACGACTTTGATCGATGATACACTTAACGTGTATTCAACATCAAACTTGGTGTTCCAGCTCTCACAAGTGAAGGGTGCATGTCTGTTAACATCCGACAAGACATCTGCTGGACAAATATCAAGATCATACGTAACTAGATCACACTCTCCACCTTTTGATTGAGCATGGTAAATTGCACCACATGACGGACATGGTACACGTACGGTGTCATACACTCCCATCAGCTAAACTCTCCAATGATGTGATCCCAAGCACCGGCACCATGGCCTATGCAATGATGGTCATCAATATCATGTCGCTGCAGAACCCCATTGCACTTGTACTTATCTCTCGCAGTGATGATTCTTTGCATCTCTTCGGTAGTTACAAGCTCACCGTACTCATTCTCGATTCTGACACCCTCAGTCGTGAATAAGATCAGCCAGTCAGAAAGATTGTTGATCTCCTCACTTGGGTAAACATGCAGCGAAAATGCCCAACCTATTGAACTCTTCCCGATATGTCTATCAGGCTCAGTTCTCTTGCAGTGTGGACATTCAGCACTCTTCAAATAGTAATTCGTTCCCATTATTGCCTCCAATGTTTAGAATCCACCAAGACTGTTTTGAAAGCCTCAATGCTTTTGCTTCGCATCTCTTTTCGGTTATCTTTCAACCACTGGCGCAAGTATGCTTCAGGTGAAGTCTTTGCTACAGTTTTTGGAAGATCTGCACGATAGAGATTTGAAGATTGAATTGCGTAACCATAAGTAGAACCTACATACACTGTCTTTGTGAGACCTTGTTCAATCATGCTTTGCAGTTCGGTTTGTGACCTTGCAGCAAGCTTTCCTGGGTTCTGACTGGTAAACAGCCTATAGCACGCATCCTTCACCATAGCTGGGCAACCGTACTCAGCGTATTCAACATCAGGAATGTCGTCACGCATCATTTCAGCAATCTCATCGAAACGTTCAGTCTCCATCCACATTTCTTTTGAGTGCCACTTCAAATCCCAGCTAGAGATTGTTTGTCTGTCGCGTTCAAGCTTGACAAAGCGTGGTTTGATGTTGTAACCATACTTCATTTCAGTCTTGCACACAAACAGACCACCTACGTATAACATCCCTGGTTTGTCAAGCAGAATGTCACCGTAGCTTGTTTGATGTAGTTTACCAATATCATCTTGGAAGTTAAGCCAAGAGTCTTTGATTGCAGCTACTTCATCAGCTGTCAGATTGTCCACAACAAAAGAAAGATCATTTGTTGCGGCATCGCCATAAAGCTTTCGCTCTTTGATTTCCAACAACTCTGCACCATAGATCTTATAGTACTCAAATGTCGGTGTCCAAGCACGATTACCATTTAAGATAATCACATCTTTGTTGTTCCTTGTGAGAACTAGAAGAGCAAGCTTATAACCTTCACCAAAGTGACCAATGGTATTCTCTCCACTCTTTGATGTGCTACCTAACAAAAGTGTGCTGGAGCTGAGTGTTGTGTCTTTACTTGTCAAGGTAAAGCGAAATGAGCCTGGTAAGACTTCTTCAAAATTGTAACCGAACACTTTAGGGTTATCGATCACATTCTGAATTAGTTCCCGACAGGCTTCAACAACACCCCAATGACTGACGTAGTCTTTCGTCAGCGAGAGTGTGTACTTAGTATCGAACATTTAAGTTTCCTCGGTTACGCGGCTTTATGCCAATTTACGTCAAAGTCTGCCATTGCTGCGGCAGGTGTTACACCGAAACCTGAAACACCAGTCTGCAGATCGGCGCCAAATAATGCACAATATTGATTACCATCTTTCGACAGTCGAGGCCTGTACAACACATGCGGTAGCGCGTATGTTGAAGCTGTTTCTTGCAATGTATATTGGACCATTTGTGCGGCATGGCAAATTGCATTTGCGGCCATATTAGAGTCTTGCGAGTTCAATCAATTCTCCTTCCAGTTGTGGGATCGTAAAACTTAGGGCATATCCAGAAACCACTCGGAGGTAGCCCTGTAATCATGTGCTCGAGAGTTGTAAATTCAGTCTGTACCCAATGGTACTCACCTTTAACACCACACTCAGGGCAAATACTCTTAGATTCTTCAAGTTTACGTAAGTGTTGCATCAGCGCTGAATACGTTTTCCTGTTCTTTTGCCGTTGTTTGCGATTCATATAGTCCTTTTCAAAAGCAAAAACTCCCTCTAAACACCAAGCAGCCGATTGCTGCACATAATGTCTGCAATTTGCAGTTTGCAGCTTTCCTTGCTGCTTAGTGTTTTTGGGTACTGCTGTCGCAGGCTTGTGCGAGATGGTCTTACGCCACCTCAAATTGGTTAAAACTTATAACCAAGTCCAAGTGTAACACCTTTCGAAGTCACACCATCTTTGTCGTAGAAGCTAGTCCAACCTGCATTAACAGATACTTTATCTGTAATCAGATGACTGACACCAAGACCATAGGCAAGACCGCCACGAGATTCACTAGAAGACGCACTAGAAGTCTTGCTTGTGATCTTCCCCTCCATGTAACCTACTTTGCCAAAGAACGTGGTCTTACCGTAATCGATAGATGGTTTCAGAAATACACCATAAGAAGTGTTAACTTCCATAGCGACATTTGTAGCACCACCATTTCGATTGAGTGTGTCATTCTTCACACCTTGCATAACAACAGCTTCAGCAGCCAAATTGTTATGAAGTTTGTAGCCATATGCCAAGCTGACTGCTTGTGGGCTTGAGGTGAATGTGCCTGTTTGATTGACACTCTTCACATCCAGCTGCACATGCCCGACTTCAACATATGACTTGGAGGTTTGCTCTTCAGCGTGTGCAACGCCAAACAACAAAGCCACAGTTACCGCGAGAACTTTATACAGATTTTTCATGATCATTTAACACTTTCAAAATGAATTGAGGAATTTCTTGTTCAACAGTGTCTGTTGAACTTCTGCTAAACGCCCGTATTTCTACGGGCCTCTTTTCGCTTACTTAGACGCGAGCAGCGTTACGATTAATCAAACCGACACGAGCAAACAAAGTCTCCAACAAAGGATACATTGCACCACGCCACGATTCACCAATGGTGGATTTGTTCTTGCGACCTTGATGACGAATCTTTTCACCAAGCTGCTCAGAACGCTCCTCGTTGTGCTTACGAGCTTCACGACGCCATTGTTTCATTTTGTTTTTCATTTGATTTCCTAGAAAGTTGAACACGATACGGTTTATAGTCTCCCGTCAGACTTTGTCCATGCCATTGTGAGTATATTGCAACTTTGTTTTCACGAATTGCAAACTCTCGTTGGCGTGGTGCTTTCTTGTCAAGATATAGCAGAGAGTTCATACCACAAGGCGTAACATAGTCTTCAGGGTTGACTGATATTACACCTTGCTTAATTACACAATCTACTACATCAACTCGGAAGTTGGTCATGGAGATAATCCAACCCAAGAACTCGTTCGACATCATAAATGATTTCGTCAAGCTCATCAGCGGGGCGCAACACGGCATGATTAGGTAAGCAGATCAATGACACGTAGTCATGTAACCAACCTGTCTTGTAGCTGTTGCGATAGTCCACTGTACCATAGACTTCTGCAAACTCAAATTGACCGGATTGCACTGCTGCAAACGCCAGCCAAGTCAAATATTGCAGTTGTTTCTGCAAAGAACCATTCTTGACGAATTGCCAATTCACAACACGAATATCTTCTGTTTCTTCTCGAACGATTTCCTCATCCATGTTACGTAGACGAAGAATGTCAAGAGCTTCAGAAGTACTGTGCGCAAAGACGAAGGCACGTCCAAACATTGTGCCTTGATCGTAGTTTGTCAGAAATAAGCGAGGCTTCATACGTCTGACAAGGCTTTCACAAAGTGAGATGGCATGCCAGAAGCTGGCGCATCGATGATCATCAGACCATCTTTGGTAACCATATGTGGTAATGCATCTGTAGAACCACTGAACTCAAGCACATTGCCCACCATGAGTGCAATCTTGCCATGAGCCATATCACGGATCAAGAAGTATTTAACCTCATCAATCGTAATTTTCTCAGACAGATACCAAGCATGAGGCTTGCCCAATGCTGCCCATTTCTTGTCACAGAGATCACCAGACTCAACGATGATGTGACCGTAGTCACCTTCTTTCATTGGCAGCTGATTGATGAAAGCTAGTTGCAACTCGTTGTAGTCCTTTGGATCAATGATTTTGCACTTGCAACCTGGTTTAGCTGGTTGCAGACCATACAAGATGTCCAGAAGCTCTTCAAGACTAAGGTCACTCATCTTTGGTGGTACGTCTTGCTTTGGGTCAGGGGTGCTTGTCTCACCATAACCAAGCTCATTCAGAAGGCCGATTGCAAAATCGTTCTCCATGAGGATGCCTGTGCCAGTGAATGCTGCATTGCGAAAAGAGTCCAGATAGCTCATTTGATTTCCTTTTTGATTTCAGAACCGTCACGATATTTCAACACATCGTTAAAGCGGCTTGGGATTTTGTTTGCGTCACTTGCGCCAGCTCTTGCCGAAAATGGCTTAAGCTCAAGACCTGCGTAGTGACCTTTTGTGTTATGAAAATTAACAGGACGGGCAAAGGGCTTAGTTGCCGATCCTGAACCTTTGAGAGCTTCTGTCATTACGAGAATGCCAACAAGCAATAACCAACACCACTTCCAACTGCCATTAGGAAGAATTCAGGAGTGTTGATTTCGTTACGTTCTTTGAGAACGCCACATACACCGACAGTACAAATCACACCCCAGAGTAGCGGATGACTCACACCAATCAATGCAAGTACTACACCGAATAGCAGTGTAATAGCCCAAGAAGCTCCTAAGAGCTTAAGACTGTTCAACTTCAACAGAGTATCCAAAGGGCACCTCCCCGTTAGCGATGCGTTGCCAATGAGCAGCAACCATCAAGTTTGCATGTTTCATATCTTGCGACATCAGCTTATTAGCTTCTGCTTGCAGATACTCCCAAGTCTCTTTAGACAGAGTCTTCGAGAACTTTTCTTCATTCTGTGGGTACAGCATATCTTTGAAGTTTGTCAACTTCAATGGACCTTCCAGATGCATCCAGTTACGCATGAATTCCCACATAACAGCACCAGCTTGAAAGCCAGTGATGCCGCCTTGTGACTGCTTGTTCATCAGTCGGGCAGCTTGGACTGCGATAGCTGCATGGGCATGCACAATAGTGCCGTAGTCATGCGTATATGCTGTGTCCAACTCTTTGATAAATGAATCCAGAGATTCAATATCTTTCGTGTACCATGCTGCGATGATGTCACGATTCTCTTCCGTCAGTACGATTGGTTCTGTCATTTTGATCTTTCAAAGTTTGTTTCAAGGTTGCGAGATTATCCCAAATGTCTTGCAAATGAGCTATAACATTTGGGCGATTTTTAGACACCTCCTCGATTCCTCGAAGAGATGTCTCTATTTGATCTATATCAGACCAAGCCTGCTTCATGGCGCTTTTGTGCCAGCAAATAACCTTCAAGTTCCCACAGGTTATCGATTGCCTTTTCAAAAGAATACTTCTCACCGAGAGCCTGATTGTATTCAGACTTGGTTACACAAGCAGAGCTACCCTCAACAGTGAAACCATTCTCAAGAGTGATTTGACAGATTGTGGTACGACCATTAGGCAGCAACGTGTAGGTTGTGTCTTTGATCTTAGCCATCATGTCTGTCATGTTCACTTTGACTGGCAACTGTGCTGGAGGGTTTGTGACGTCGTGGTTCATGATCAACCTTTCTTGTTTTCAACCGTTGTACCGAAGCGTGGCAGAAGAACCAGCTTAGTGATGGAGATTGTCATAGCCAACCAAACGCAATCCCAAAATGGGATTTGTTGGTAGACTGGTGGCAACCAGTACATATAGATCGGTGCACAATAATTCCACAAGAAGTAGAACGGAATTGCAAGGAAGAAGGTGATGACAAAGCCAATCAACCAGCCGACAACAGGGAGCAAATAGATCATAAAGTTCCTTAAATTACAAGGCCAAGAAGTTTCAAACCATCTGCGTGCAACAAACGCGTCTTTTCGATTGCCGCAGGTGTTGATAAGGCATTAAATGCTTTGGCGTGAAACTGTTCATCTACAAGTATGGCTGAAAAGATATTTCGAATATCACCATCGATATCTTTATCGTTAGCCAGCATCTCAATACGAACCAATCGCATTGTCTCAGCGTGGTGACCAGCCCCTGCAACTTCCTCAAAACTATGGAGGTTTCCAAGAATAGGTTCCCAATAGCGTGTGTCATCGATGCTGACAGTAGGGAGTGGTATTTTGCGAGCATCTAGCAAACCCTTGATCCATTCTGAGTGGCGTTTCTCATCTGAAGCGATTCGGTTTAATATGTGCTCAGAACGTGTTCCCACTTGTGTAGTGGCAAGCTCTGCAATACGGTTTGCGGCTAGCATTTCGCCAACATACTGACGCTTCAACCAGTGTTCCAGTTTACCAGGCACCGTCTTGATTTCATGTACCCACTGCTCAGTAGTTTTCATGTTAATCTTTCAGAGAAATGTTGATGATTGTCGCATCTTGTTTGTTAGATGTAACATTGAGGTTTTGAGCCTTAGCCCAATCTTTGATGATCGCCACGACTTCTTTCTCGGCAATCACAGTCACAGGTGAGAAGTCGAGTGTTTCCACGGACTTACGCAATGCAGCAGAGACCGCAGTAATGTTTTCACCTACCATTTGTTGCACACGCAGGTTCTTCAGTTGAGTGATCATATTAACTCCTTTGATTGAGATCACGATATAAACGCCTGACTTTTTCAAGGTCATGCTTTGCTTCGAAAGACTCTGTTGGCGTTTTGGACGCCCAAAGCTTTCTTAGTGCTCTGTGGCAGAATCGAAATTCTTCCCTAGAGTAACTATCCGATGTAGAAGCCTCTGAAGGCTTCACCTTTGAAACCGCCACGGGAAAGCTCTGGCTCATCGAGGAGTTCAGCGAATGCGTACTCTCCTTTAAACCAAGTCTCTGTAGCAGCCTCATCCGACCGCTTGATAAGACTTCTAGCCTTTGTTTCAGTTGTGTTAGCTTTGTCAGCACCATCTTCAGCTCCTTTGATAAATACTTCGAGGTTTGGGTCAACGTTATTCAACAGTTGAATTAAGTCTTTTACTTTCATTTTCTGATCTCTGAGTTCTGCGAATGTCGCTTTTGAATTTGATTATTGTTCTAAAGTCCCCAGGAGATGATGCAATAGTATGCACAGTACCACCTGGAGACCTTATCTGCCAATGGCCTTTACCTTTTCTTTCAGGTGTCCAGCCAATCTTTATAAGCTCTTTTACAAACTTATTCAGATCTTTGTTCGTTGTGTACATAATGGCTCCTCGACACTAGTCGGGTGGTTTGTGTCGAGGAATCTCATCAGCGAATATTCGCGTAAGCGTATCGCACTTGACGATAAAACTCAGCCGTATTCTTGCAACGCTCAAGTGTAGTAATATACACAGCTTCGCGTGAGGCATCAGAGATAGTGAACCCAGCACTCTTCACAGTGTCATCACCCAGGTAGTCGTCAATTTGAACACGAGCTACATCCCAATCTTTTGCAAGAATCTTAGTGGCGCGTTTACCACTAACATAATTGACAACAAGAGAGTAAGTCAATACATTCGTCTTGGCATCTTCTGCGACGATCGTGACAAGCTTGTTTGTGTCAAGATTCACAGCAAAGGCGCGCCCGTTTGCAAGTGTACCATTGAACACTGGATAGCGCTCACGAAGAAAAGATGCTGGTTCACAGATCAGGTAACGGACACCGTTCTTGGTAATGATATTGTTCATTATTTTGCTTTTAAAAGATTTTTGATGAATTTGGAAGTACCATACAGATACTTTCCACTGAAGCTGTCGTACACTTCTGAGTTAGTAAGTGTATCAGCAAACTTCTTTGCCGATGCTAATGATTTGTACAGTGCACCACAAGGTACACCGTCTTTCTCACCAGTTACTTTGTAACGCCTTGAGTTCATTAAGCGTCAACCCAGACAGTAGCTTGGGTCTCAGCATGGCCCTCAACTTTGAGCACAACAAATTTCTTTGTAGGTTCAAGGTTAGCCAAGCGTTTAGCTTCAGTCACAGCAAGATCTTTTGTCGCATGCTGGTGCGGTTGTGCCGAGACAGACCAAGCGCCATTACGTTTCAAAATAGAGCCAACAATGTACATTTGAGAGTCTTTCTTTGAGTTGAGGATTTCACGAATATCGTCGTAGGTCATTTCCATTGATTGAAGATCATTGAAAAGCTTTACGCCAGGGTGCAATTGACGATTGCGCTGATAATGTTGAGTCTCAAGAAGCTTACCTTCTGGGTTTGCTCTAAAACTAAACACACGATTCTCTGCAGGACTGAAGTAATAGTCTGAATAGCCTGGAATCTCAAAGAACCCATGTGGGAGATTGAGTTTCCGGCGAAGCAGAGTGCCAAGGGAGAGCTTGTTATTCATTGGTATGTTACCGAAATAATTTGAATTGGAATACCCTTCTTTCTATATTCTTTTAACACAACTGCTTCAGCTTGTTTATGCTTTCCTTTAGAGAACATAGCAACAATCTGAGAATCACGTTTCCAGAATTTAGTTTCAGGGTCTTGATAACTGAACTTCACATCGTAAGTTTCAGTTGGTCTCAGTGGGTACGACTTGCGTTTCATCTGAACGTTCCTTTGCATGTCGAATGCATGTGTCACAAATATAGTGACCTGTTGAACTCGAAATCAATTTCTTGACCTTAGACTCAGGCTTTCCACAAAATGAACAACATGCTTCTTTAGCAGGTGGACGCTTAAACGGGACGATTATAACCATCTACCCACTCTTTGATTTGACTCACAGTCATTGCACCGACTTTACGAGACATCTCGACACCGTCCTTCATCAAGATCAGTGTAGGTACGCCTCGAATTTTGTGAGAAGCGCCTTTAACAGGGTCAGTCTCAATGTCGATGACAGTGGTCTTCAAACCTGTATCAGCTGTAGCAAGGTTTGCTGCAAGTGCTTTACAAGGTTCGCACCAAGGTGCTGTGAAGCGAAGTAACTCCATTTGATTTCCTTTTGATTGCTCTCTAGAACGGCAGAGAGTGAGCCGATAAAACTAAAAATAAAAGCGAACGATTTTTATCCCCTAAATACTCTCTTGCGAGAATACTTAGGGGATGCCATCTTTAAGGTAGATGGCGACCTTTCAATTGTAGTCTGACAAGGAGATACACCTATTACTAGTAATGTCTCCTTGCCTCACACAATTTACTGATTAAGCTTGAGCAGCTTTCTCAGCAGCTTTCTTGGCGCGGTAAGCAGCCAGAGCTTCAGCAGCCTTGGGGTTCACTTGACGCTTCTCAATGCCAGCGCCGTAAGCAGCCAACACAGCATCTTTGTTTGCCAGAACCCAATCGGCCAACTCTTCGTTGCCTTCAGAAGCGCCAACCAAGGTGTTCTTGGCAACGGTAGCCTTCTCAGCGTCATCCATACGCTTGACCGAAGGCCAGCGGAAGGAGTCCACAATTGCGGCTGCATTTTCTTGCAGGAACGCGATCTTCGGATTGCCTTGGATTTCTTTCAGAGCTTCAACAGCCTTGACCAGCTTGTTATGCTCAACCTTGGTCACACGACGGATAGTGCCGGTTTCGAATGCCACCTCAACCATTTCTTGGTGATCGACAAGCCATGTAGCCAGTTCAGCATTGTTGCCAGTAACGGCCAACATAGCAGCTTTGATTTTCGGCTTGCGCAGATAATCCATAGCTTCGGCTTTGGTGTCGAATTGTTTGCCATCGGGAGTGGTGAATACTTGACGAAGTTCGGTCATTTTGATTTCCTAATCAGTTGATTTACATGAATACGATAACCATTATTGATTATCATATAAGATACCGCTTTTTCCGCAAGCGATTTGCGTGCCTCTATCAATGAAGAATCAGGGTTAATTTAACGGGTTGGCCCCGAAAATTCACTGAACGCCAACGGGCTGACCTACAGCGGGTCTCGCCTACCTAGCAGGTTTGGCCGCTACGCGACACTTGAAACCAGCTGAGGGGCAGCTAATGGCGCGAGACGGAGTGGCTAGAAACGCGCGTTTAAAGTGTTTGTTTATTACACTTTAGCGAGTTCATGGCTACGTGGTACTTTGAATCCAGCGGCATGGACATGTCCTCCACCGCCAAACTCTTTAGCAATTTCAGACACATCAAGACCATCAGTAGCAGATCGCAAGCTAAATACACGATGTTTGTCACTATCGTAGTAAGTTGCTGCGAATCGCTGACCAATAGACATGGTATTACCTGCATCACTAGAGTAGATACCGCCCACATTAGCGCAAGGTACGAGATGACTGCCAATTGTGATAAAGCGCTTAGAGTGCTCAATCGCCTTGTACAAATCCATCTTGTATTTACGCTCTAGCACAATACCCTCTTTGACGAGAGCTTTGATGCCACTCTTATTCAAAGACATAAGCTTTGAATAGACCTCGAAAGTCATTTCGTAAGAGAATACAGCCATCATAACTAGGCGTGTATCTTTCATTTCAAACTTCCAGAGGTCTCGATCTTGAATGTGTTGAAGCACATACGGAACTTTGTCGTTTCGCTTGTGTTTCGCTTGCAGATAATTCCAAGCAATCATTGCACCACTACTGTTCATAGTAGCGAATGATGTATCGAAGTTATCTTTCACACCCAAATCCCACAAAGCGTCTAGAGCTGATTTATGATGATCAAGCAAGACTACTTTGTTTGCGTATTGCAGAATACCCTCAACAACCTCACGGCTATAAGAGAAGTCTACGAGATACACATCACGGTCAAACACATCAGGCGGTGGTTCGTTATAGACACCAGCATGATAGTCGTATGTGTCACCATACATGTTCCAGAAGCACCATGCAGCTGCAATACCATCTGCACAATCTTTGTGATAAATGACTAATGGTTTATTTTGCATGTTCAGCCTTGATATCCATCTTGTGAGTACCATTAGCCACATACTTACCGTCTTCGGTGTATTTATGCAGTTTGCCAGTCTCATCAATCACAAGCACAGGATACACAGGGTCTGAAGTGCCACCAATTACGGTAACAGGCAGACCACAATTGGTTTGATGTCGGGTTCCAGTTTTCATTCGAAAATCTCATCAACAAGTTTTGCAATGTAAGTGGCATCAATTTTTTGATTGCTCTCTTTTGTTTCAAGAGCACGTAGTAATTGATGCATATAGGCTTGATCAACACCAAGGAGCTGTTCTCGCAACACTTTAGGGTCTTTCAAGTCAATCTCGTTAATCTGCCAAATGATCTTCAGCAGTTGACCAGCTGTAATCCTCCAACCACGTTGAATGAACTTACGGACACGGAACACAGAAGCAATCGGGTAGAGACTACCTTTGTAGATAAGTGTCTTTGAAAGAATGGCCTCCAATGCTTCAGGGTGCAACACCAATTTGCCAGAACCATAATCGTAGTAGCACATTGCGTGCGCATAGTCATAGTTCTCATGAATCTCGCTAGGTTGACCAAAGAATCGCACAACCAACTGAACCTTATCGGACAGCGTGATTGCATTCTCTGAGAAGAACACAGGGCGGTATGGTGTTTTCTTGTCTTTGACAATCGTAACTAACTCTTCAGCTGTTTGGACAGGGTCTGCATTCAAAGAATCCATGAACGCATCTGCACTTGTCTCATCGAGACTTTCAAAGTACTCATATGTCGTCTGACCTTCAGCTGCAACACCAGCAGATTTCATGTAAATAATTACACGGTCTTCTGTCTTACCTTTGATATCAGTTCGTGGTTCTACTTTGACACAAGGGTTGGCGCTGGACATTGCTGTGGTTGACAGCTTACCATTAGTAGCGTTAAACAGATCGACATAGTAGCCAGCAACAGCCAACGCTGTGGCTTTATCTTTGAAGTACAAATCATAGTCATTAACCTTTTCACCAGACAGCATGGAAGCAATAGCTCCACCAGAAACAATTGTGTTAGCTTTTACAAGCTTCTTAACAGACTCATCAACGATGCTTGAGACCCAATCATCAAGCTTGCGCTTCAAAGCCAACTTGATTGTGGAAGCTTTCATACCTGTGTTAATCATATCAGACCTTTTGGATGTTAATAGTTAAAAGAAGTTCGGTACCGTTTACGGTAATAGCTGCAGAGCCTGTTTCAATAAGCTCCACAAACGTGTCGTGTTCATCAGAAATAAGCTCACTCGGGCCTGTACCCTCTTGGTCAAGTAGCTCTTGTAAGTCGTCTGTTGTTATGGTAGTTGTCATAATTGGCGTTTAGCTAGTTCGGCTTCAACTTCTTCTCTTTGATCAAGCCAGTAGTCGAGGTCATGACTGCTTTCAACAGTAAGACGCCCATCATTCGACTCAATCTTTGCCGTCAATTCATTCTTAAGAGCTTCTAGCGCATCTGTTGTTAGGTCAGTTGTCATGGTTTGTAGTGAATTGTTTCTCTGAACACATAGTCACCGTCTTTGCGCTCATACACATCCTCTGGATCTTTCCAGCGAACAGTACCGTCAATATCTAGGGCTTGTGGCTCTTCGAGAGTTAGAGGGTGTGGAAAGTAGAGGACAGGTGGCCAGAATCTGTTATTGATTCGTCTTCCTGAGTCAACTAACTTTCCATCATGTGGGCCTCCAACCAGTTTAGGTTGGTTACTCATTTAGTGCTCCATCTAAAGAAATAGGCTGGGTTTAATCCGTTACCGAGACAATTCCAGCATCTGATATGTCCGCTACTTGAAGGTTCTCTTTTACGATAAGCCTTCGTAGCTTTCTCATCAGCGCCAGTACCGTTACAGTCAGGACAATACTTAGGTATCTGAGATGTCCCTGAAGCCGATAGCTCTTGGGAATCTTGGCTTGTCTTTGACTCCATGTGCAAAATACCTGAATTTGAGCAATTTACCTATCTGAGACTCTTTTGTCTTCCAGATAAGCTTTCTTGCATCATGGTTGAAGTTACCAGGCGCGATATCAAGAAGCATCCCGTTGAAATCCACAATAAACCTACCAGTAGTCCCAGCAGGTACTAGGCCTTCTTTTGCTTGAGAGCGTTTGGCATAACCGAGTTCATCAGATTCAAGTGCATTTGTATTAGTCATCTGTTCGACGATGTCTACAATTACACCTTCAGCGTCACTAAAGCGTTTAAGCTTGTAGATGATACCTTCTCTGAATGTCCCACGACCTTGCTTGTAGTGACCTACAGGGCTTCGCATCATGATGCCTTCAAAGCCCTCTTCAAGACATCTGTTTTCGAATGCCAGCAGTTCATCGTAGTTCTCAACAAGCTCATGCATAACAATTTCAATGTTAGTAGCATTTGCAGGTATAAGAATACTTTCAAAGCGCTCATAGAACGGCTTATTAAGCATATGCTCAGCTGTGTTATCGAACACAAAGAACTTGAGATCGCCAGGCTTGTCTTCAGACATCACATGACTTTGAGTTCTGTTGTAGACATCAAAATCAGTAGGATTACCTTCAATCAATTCACCGTCGAGATCAGCTAGGTGGCTGAATTCTTCTTGGACTTGGAACGAGGGCAACATCTTACCACTTCGAGATAGACAACGTCCATGCTTCACAACGTTTCGAATACCATCGTATTTCGGTGAACACAATAGAGGGTACTGAATCTTCTTGAAGTAGTCTGGAAAAGACATCGGGTCTTCACCAGGGGCTAATAGCGGTTTAAATGTCATTTATGCAAGCCTCTGTTTAAAAATTCTGTAACGCCACCATTGAGCTTTGCAAAGCTGATCGAAACATCTTTAGAACATTTTGTACAACGTAAATGGTGTGTAACTTTTGAAAAACTTCGTCAAGCTTGACTTCAGAACTCTCTTTCTGAACCGCTAGATACTTTAGAGGGTGAGTGCATGTGAAGATTGAAAACATTACTGTTTATCTCCAAATTGAATGGTGAAGACTTTCTGACCACGTACGAAAGTACGCTTAAAAGTCATCATCTTCAACTCTAGTCTCCTAACAATCTGCTCAATCATGTGGGCCAAATGCTCATCAGCTTGTGTAGATGGAAAGTGGTCTCTGATTGTTATTGGCGTAAATGGTTGCTTGATTGCATTAGCAATAGTCTCCAGTGCAATTGCGGTACTCTTACCTGTACAACGATTATCGCTAATCATCAATTGCAGCATAGCGCTATCAGGCACAATAGCTTGTTGGTGTAGTGGATTCACGGCAACTCCAAATGTTTATTACAAGACTCTGAAAGTTCGTTCCAGAATTCACCTATCTTTGCTTTGTCACCTTGAAAGGTATTTAGTTGAATACCGTCAGCACCAAAGAAAGAAATACTTGCTAAGTCCTCATTAACACCATTAAATGTTACTTCTGCAACATTATCCATGTTAATGATACTGTCACCGATATTAATCAGCATTTGAATCTCCAATTTAAAGGGAGCACCCGAAGGCACTCCCAGTGTCATTTATTGACTAAGTTTAACAAAAGAAGAAAGTCATCGACATCCAAAGAGAGGACATCATCAACATTCAGCGGCTTATCGTCCATACGAACTAGTTGAGCTACCATTTTAACGGCAACTATGAGGCCAGAAGGATCTTCGGCACGAACCATGTGCACTACTTTCTTTTTATAGATTGTAGCAAACCTGCCATCAGGCATCACATGTTCACACTTAAAGTCCAAGAACTTCTCGTGCTCTACCTTCTCAACCTTCCCAAGATTTGCTAGGAAATCTCTAACTGACATGTTTCAATCCTTAAGCTTTTCAAAAGTTCAATGCCATTATCAGCCTTGAAAGGCTCAGCATACACCACTCGTACGAACCCAGCGTTTGCAATAGCCTTTGCGCATTGCATACAAGGACTATGAGTAATATACAGCGTTGCTCTTTCCAAAGCAATACCTGATCTGGCAGCAAAGCTTATGAGGTTACGTTCAGCATGCTCAACAGTATCCCTTGTCTTGAGTGTTTCAACACCATCAACAATGATTATGTCTTCGCAGCAATTGTCAGAGCCAGGTAGCGTACCGTTGTAACCAGTACAGATGATACGTCTGTTCATCACAGCGACAGCACCTACCTGAAGCTTCTTGCAATACGATAAGCTGGCCGTCAACCTTGCAACGTTAAGGAAATATGTATCCCACCTTTTCATCGTATTACACATCACTTGTATTTACCCCAGACGCTGCTCCAGGTACCTGTCAGAGCACCCTTAGCGTAGCTAGTTGCACGACTTTCGAAGAAGTTCTCATGGTTCTGGCTAGCAATCATCTCATCTACCCAAGGCAGTGGATTCTCTTTAGCCTTATGAATACCCTTCATACCGAGAGCAATCAGACGACGATCCACAATATATTTGATGTATTGCTTCAAGTCTTCTTTACGAAGCTTATGAATCTCATCTTGACCTGCGAAGGCATAGTCAATAAAGTCAAGCTCCAGCTCAGTCATCATGTCAGCTGTAGAGTAAATCTCAGCCTTTGTCTCGTCAGTCCACCAAGCTTTATTCTCGTTGATGACAGTACGGAAAAGATGTGTGAGACCCTCTACGTGCTTTTGCTCATCGAGAATAGACCAAGTAACGATCTGACCCATGCCTTTCATCATGCCATTTCGAGGATAGTTCAGCAGCATCACAAAAGATGAGAACAAAAACATACCCTCAGTGAATGCACTGATACCTGCAATCTGAAGCGGAAGCGATTCTTTCTTCTTGCCAGTGTTCACCACCTTGTTGAAGAAGTCATGCTTCTCTTTCATAATTGGAATCTTCAAGAATTCACCATAGAAGCTGTCAGGCTTACCAAGTGTCTCTGTCAGATACGAATAGGCATCGATGTGTGTAGCTTCACGTGCAGCAAAGCCAAGCAGCATCATGCGAATCTCAGGATGTGCAAAGTGTGGGAGATAGTCTTTGATGTAACCGTTAGCCACATCAATATCACCCTGTGTGAACAGCAAGAACACGTTGGACAGGAAGTTACGGTCTGACTCAGTCAGTTTGTTGTTCCAGTCACGCACATCTTCATGCAACGGCACCTCTCGGCTAATCCAGTGCATTTGCTCATGTGACAGCCACAGATCATATGCCCAAGGGTAGTGGAAAGGTTTAAAGGTGTCTCTTGTGCCAAATACGTTTTTTGTCATTCTTCAGTCCACATGTTGTATTGCTCAACCCAATCACCTTCGGCTAATTTCAAGGATGTAAAACCCTCAACACCAGCGGCAGCTTGAGCCTCGTAAAAAGTTTTAAAGCGTTGCAAACGCTCTGTCTCAGACGCTATGAAAGCATCAATGTCAATACGATCATCCATGATTATCCTTCACAAGCAACACAAGTTTCTTCGGTAGTTTTGTCAAACTCATACTTCACGCGCTCAATCTTCTTGTTCATGGAGTCACCATGATAAAGCTTATCTGAACGGGAGTAGTACAAAGTCTTCAGACCCTTCTTCCAAGCCTCATAGTGAACATGGTGCAGATAGTCTACACTAGCATCAGCTTTAAAGGCAAGGTTGACGCTTTGGGCTTGATCAATATTCTTTTGACGATCAGCTGCGTGCTGAACAATCCAAATTTGATCAATCTCAGAGAACGTCTTAAAGATGTCTTTCTCATAGTCGTCAAGCACAGTGAGGTGTTGAACAGAGCCAGCATTAGCAATAATGCTATGCCAAATCTTCTCAAGTTCCTTCTCTGACTTAACCTTCTTTCGCAACAGCTGATCAAGGTACTTATTCTTGTTCAGATAAGAGCCTGACAACGTATCTTGACGATAGGCGTTACCACGGAAAGGTTCAATACTAGGTGAAGTATTGCCCATGATGATTGATGAAGACGCATTTGGTGCAATCGAAATCATGTGACTGAATCGGACACCATAACCTTCACCATCAGGGCACTCACCACGTTCTTTAGCAAGCTCTTTGTTAACCTTCTTCAAATACTTCTCGTACTTGCTGAAGATTTGTTTGTTCAAAGAGACTGCAAGTGCTGACTCAAATGGAATACCTTTTTGCTGCAACAAAGCGTGGAAGCCAAGAGCACCAATACCGATAGCACGCTCTCGCATTGCACTGTACACAGCACGCTTGACTTGCTTAGGGGCTTTCTTGATGAACAGCTCAAGAGCGTTGTCAAGTAACTCAGCAACATCTTTGTAGAACTGATAGTTGTCTTTCCACTCATCCCAATATTCAAGGTTGGGTGAAGACAAGCAACAGACAGCAGTTCGCAGCGCATCAGTAGCGAGAGTAATCTCAGTACAGATGTTAGACTGCTTTACAGACAGACCAAGCTTCTTCTGGAACTCTGGTAGGCCACGGTTACTTGCATCAATGAAGTGGATGTAAGGCTCACCTGTTCGCATGCGAGTCTCAAGAATAGATTCCCACAACTGTCGTGCAGAGACTACTTCTTTCGTCACACCGCTATGTGGATCGACGAGTGGCCAGCTATCGTCAGCGTTTTCATCTTTCATACAGCGTTCGATAATTTCCATGAAATCATCTGTGATGTTGATACCGTGATGCAACTCTAAGCAGCGTTGGTTGGTGTCACCTGTAGGCTTTCGCATGTCCATGAACTGCACAATGTTCGGGTGGTTGATAGGTAAGTAAGCTGCAAAAGAACCACGACGTGTCTTGCCTTGACGATACGCCAAAGAAGATGTTTCGTAGACTTTCAAGTGAGGCATCACACCAACAGACTTGTCATCTTCACTGCGGATACCGACACCGATACCAACACCGCCACCAAGCATAGACAGCCAGCAGACTTCAGACAACGTGTCTACCAGACCTTCCGCTGAATCATCAATGTAAGACAAGTAGCAGGAAATAGGGAGGCCACGCTTACTAGTGCCGTAAGAGAGAATAGGTGTGCTAAAGGACAACCAGTGCTTGCTTGCGTAATCGTAGAGACGCTGAGCGTGCTCTGCATTACTACCTAGCGCACGAGCTACATATGAGAAACGGTCTTGTGGTGACTTCTCGCCTTTTCGCATATACGAATCGTTGAGGCGTCGTAAACCCATCTCATCAAAGAGAGAGTCACGAGAGTAATCAACCTTGACAGCATTCTTATTAATCATTCAAACCTTTCAAACAGTAACAAAATCTTCAGACACAGCGTCTTCAGCTTCTTTGAATCTTCCAGTGGAATAATCATAGTAAGCTCCAGACACGCCACCTGTAAGACCGGTGTAACGGCATTTCAATACGGCCATCTCAATTGTATTTCGCTTTTTGACATCAGGTTCCATCAGATTTCTCGCAAATGCAATAATATCAAATGAAACTTGTTTGATTGAACCTGAACCCTTGATGTCATCAAGGTTCGGCATTTTACCCTCTTCAAAAGCTTTACCACCAGTGGTAGTCTTTCGCAAGTGAGACACAAGGCCAATCCAAACATTGTGACGCTTAACGAAGCGCAGCAAGTCATTCATGATCTTGTCAATAGCTTCATTGCCTGTCAAACCATCAGAGCCTTCTGATACCAGAATGGTGATGTGGTCAATGATGATGTACTTACAACCAGAGAGTGCCATGTACTCAATCTTGTCAAGAATTGTCTCATCTTTAAGACTACCTTGGTGATCAAGCACTACAAACTTATCTGATGCAAAGACTTTATCGAAGCCAACTTTCAATTCATCGAGTGGTATTTCAACTTCAGCAGGGTTCTTGTTAAGTGCCATGCCAGAAAGTTTTCTTGCAGTCTCGGCTGGTGCCTCTTCAAGTGATACTACACCAACCCTGTCAGGCGTATTCTCTGCCATATGAAGCATGATTTCACGCATGATGGTGGACTTACCACAAGACGTACCAGACACAAACAATGCAATCTCACCTAGTCTTGCACCTTTAGTCTTTGAGTTCAAGCCACCAATGCAGCTAGGGTAAGGTACAGAAGGTGTATTGTTGTACTCAACAAGAGCGTCCCAGAGAGCTTCTTTGGTGATAATGCCGGAAGGTACATACGCAGCTGCATCAAACACACAGTTCAGAAGAACCTGAGAGCCATGCTTGCGGAGCGTATCGTTAGCATCATTCTCAGGAAGCTTGATAAGTTTTACCTTATCAATACCAACGATCTTGATTGCTTCTTCGGTAGCTTTATGTCCGGCATCATCATCATCAAAGCACAAAATGACTTCTTTGAAAGACCTGATCCAGTCTCGATCTTCGAGAATAGACTTAGTCATCACTGACGAGGATATTGCAACAACAGGATAAATCTTCTTGTACTTATCCATTGAGGCTTGTGCAACACTCATTGCATCAATCTCACCCTCGCAGATGATCAGACGCTTACCACCGCCACCAAATTTCTCTTTACCAAAGAGACCAGCTGATTTATTAACCCAAGTAAACTCTTTAGGTAGCTTTCGCACCTTATAAGCTGCACCTGCATCGTAGGGGTAGTAGTGAGTATCAATCTCACCGTCATCACCATACGACACTTTAACACCAAAGAACTCAGCAACATCCTTGGTAATCGATCGATCTTTAAAACCTCGTGAAGGGTATTTATTGATCTGATCTACAGACACCTTAGGCTTAAAGAAGTCTGGTGCTTTAGATTCTGCTTGCATTTCATCTCCTTCGCCTTTTGGGAAAAATGTAGTACATGAGAAACAAAATGAAGTCCCATCATCGTATAGACGTCTTGCATCATGAGACTTACATTCAGGATTTTTACAGGCGTACTTGCCATTCAGCAATTTAGCCATAGACATCTCCTATAGTTAGAGAGTCTCGTTAAAAGACTCCCAATTGATGACTTTATTAAGTCGCTCTTTATGTCGATCTGAAATTGGTTCTCTGACATTCCACGTGACTTTCTCAATCAACGTGTTATACCATAGCTTACTGGTAGGTGCCTCTACCAAGCACAAAGACCAAGTCTCCGAATAAGACAAGGTACCTTTAGTTTGATACTGCTCAAGAGCAATGAACTCAAACTCTTCTTTCGGTCGTTGCTTAAGAAGTTCTGCAAGAACCTTAGAGGAAGATGTGTATTTCTTCCAATTAGACTCTTTACCTTTGTTAAGCTTTCCAGCACCAACAAACTGCTTCTTACCTAAGTAACAACGTTTAAGTTCAAGATCACGGATGACGTAGATGAAACCTACTCCATTACCGAGCTGCTCTGGAAACAACCAGTGACCATTATCAAATTTTGTGGACTTGACAATAGACGGTGCTGCAGGAATTATTCCTGTAAATTTCATATCACTCCTTTTAATGACTTCACGATAACACGTATCACTGAGTCACAAAAGGCTTTTTACGACAGGCCAGTCAGATATTTTGAAATAATCACTTGGATCCTTTTGAAGGTAGATCATCTTACCGTTTGACAGTAGATACTCATACCATTCATCATCATAAGCCGCAATGTATGCAGCAACAACAGCCTCTTGAAACTCCTCTTCAGTAGTAAGGTCAGCAAGCAATTTTGTTGCCTTAACTTCACCTACTCTAGGCACACCAGGGATATTATCCGTTGGGTCACCTTTCAAAAGTTGTTCATAGTAAAAGCGGGTAGCCAAGGCTTCGTCAACGATGATTAGCTCTTTTTTGTGCATCAGAAAATGCTTACCTGGGATGCACTTCAAGTCCTTGTCGACAGAACAGATTACAAAGTCATCACCAGCTTCTCTAGCTTGTTCAGCCCAGATTCGGATTAGATCATCAGCCTCTCGACCATCAGACTCAATAGCAAGGTCTTCTTTGACAGCAAGCTTTCGCAAGGTTGGCACAAAGGAGTTTTGCTTAGTAGGGTCTGCGTGTCGATTAAGCTTGTACTCTGGATACATTGCATTCCTGAAATTATCCGGACCTTTTACAGCCATGATGAATTCAGTTGCATAGACTGTATCTAGTAGCGTTTGCAGGTCTTTCTTCAAGTTCTCCCAGCTTTCCATCAAGTACTCTTGATCTTCTTCTGGTGTATATTCGAAAGCCATGCGCTTACCATCGTCGTCAAGACTTACAAAAGACACATCATCTTTGATTCGCGCTTTCTTTTCCCAGCGAGGTTTGCAAGCATGATAACACAACACGTCACCATCAATGATTGCCAGTGTCATGAAAGTACTCCCATCTCTTTTGAGATACCCATGAAGTGCAAGGTTCGTGCTTTCTTTTCAACCATACGTGCCAGCATAGCGCCAGACAGCTCAGGTGGAATGATAATACCTGTGAAGATACCGTTCTCGCTAAGCAGCTGAGAGATTGCATACACATCAGCCATTTCGAGTTGGACTCGTTCAATGTTTGTTGTGTCGTAACAGTCAGGTTTGTGGTGTGGTGTGAAACGTTGACACTTACCGATTTCTTGAGAGACCTCAGCCAGCTCTTCGGAAAGACACACAAATAGGTATTGGACAATGTTCATGGTAACCGCCCGAAGGCGGTCTCCTTTCTTGTTAGACTTTAACGACTGAGTGGATTGGCTTGTAATTGATAGAGCCTGTAAAGTCGTAATTCTCAATCGACTCAACAACCTTACCAATACTGTAGAAGTCACCGGTCGGTACAACTACAACAGCACCTTTGTCAATCGCAGTCTCAGACTTGTAAGTGTAAGCTTTTGACCAGTAGCCGCGCTCTTTGAAACAAACTTTAATACCAAACATAACAGACCTTTCTTAGTGGACTTCCATCCAGTTAACACCAATTTTAGCGTCACCATCCATGATTTCAATACCGAATAGTTTCGGACCATCAACGAAGGCTTGCTTACCGATTGCAGCAGCTTGCTCTGCAAATTCTTCAGGCACTTGAAAGTCAATCTCATCGTGATAGAAGATACAAGGAATGTAAGGAATTCCTGCAGCTGTCATTCGCTCTGCAGCAAGCATAAGTGCAGCTGAGCAAGTTACTTTCTCTGCGGACTGTAGCAAGTACACCAAGAGTTTATGGAATGAATCTACGTAGATTCGGTTACCTGCAATAGAGGGGATATATCCGTCTCCATTCTGTGAGGTCTTACCATAAATGTTCTCAAGCTTCTTGATCAAGTCTGCAAATCCAGGGACAGCTTTCAGGAAGCCAGCTTTCAGTACCTTGCCGTGCTTATCATCTAGATTTCCAAAGACATAGCTCCAAAGTTTACTACCAGATGCACCAAACAAGAACGCATACAGAATACGCTTAGCATGACCACGCTTTACCTTGATAGGTTGTGTGATCGTCTTACGCTCTTCGTCTGTATAGTTGGCCTTCATGTACTCATTGTACAACCCGATCAGTTTAGGGAACTGAACAAGCATTCCAATTAGCACTTCAGACAACTTATCTGCGTTATAGTTGTGGATGTCACCATTAAGCAATGTGTCAATGAAGCCAGGGTCACCTAAATAGTGAGCAAGACCACGAGCCTGATTACCTGCAGAGTCACAACCAATCAACTTCCATCCAGGCTTACAAGTAAACAGGCGTCGCATTTCTGGACCCCACTTGCTATCAGCAGAAGGCACATTGACAATGATGTTGTGTCGAGCACGCATACTCGGTGTACCGATAACCATGCAGTCACCGTGTAACATACCATTAGCATCTGTGTTCTCAACCCAAGTCTTCAAGATACCGTGTCGGGATTTAGATGTCAGAAACTCAGTGTAGAGTTTACCATCACCACCAAGGAATTCAAGACTGTCTTCAGTGATCTTTGGAGCACCTTGTACTTTCTTGCCAGTAGCAGGGTCTACTTTGTAGTTGTACTCAGTAGGAACCCATCCGTTACGATACAGGAAGATTTTCACATCGGCAACAGAATCCAGCGACAGGTCTTTGAAAGACACGCGACAGAAGTCACCTACGATTGGACGTTCCTCACCTTGGAACCCAGAGCATGGGTCTATCTCAAACCAGTTGGCAGTATGAGCAGCATAAAAGCCTGCTTTTGTCCACTTGGGCGATTTGACTTCTACGATACCTTTGACGCGGTCTTCAACAACACACTTCATACCCAGTCTTGCAGATAGGGCATCATATGCTGTTTGCATTTGCGCTTCAAGGTCTTCGTACAGCTTACGTGCAGCTTCCAGATCAAATGGCCAGCCCTGTAGACAAGCTTCAGCACACCACTTTGCAGCAGCGTGCTCAGCAGCCATGTAGTGTTTGATTTTTGGACTCTTATCAAAGATTGCGAAGTAGTCTTCAAGCACAGTACGATACACTTCAACGTTAATTACAACGTCTTGTTGGTTACGTACACGCATCCCTTCAGAGAACTGTGACCAGTCTTCATGCTCAGGTTTCTTGATACCGAGGTATTGACCCCAACGGTCTAAACTGTGACCATCGTTACCAAAGCGCTTGTAGTCAGTCACTTGTGACATAATCAAAGTGTCTTTGACTTTTACACGTGTAGGTAGTGAGTAGCCGAACAATTTTTTCAACACAAGCAAGTCAAAGCCAATGATGTGATGTCCGATGATTTCATCAGCATTATCAAATAACTCTTTCCAACCTAAGTCACCTTCAAGAAACTCGTAGCTCTTTGCAGTATCAAGATCATACACAGTCATGATCCACATACGCGTACACTGATGGAGTAGACCGTCAGTCTCAATGTCAAACACAAATTTGCCAGCCATTGTCAAGACTCTTTCTTAATCAATTTCATGAATTGTTTGATAACCTCTGGGTCAATGTTGCCAGCCAATCGATCATCATTCAGCTTACCATGTAGCTCTGCATCAAGCAAGATAGCACAACCAGCCATCAAGTGCGCCAGATGGTGCAGTTTACTATCTGAGGCATGGTCTTCACCAGCGTAGTAAGCAAGCAAATGTCGACCCATTGCGTCTACAAACACAGAAACGGTAGCACCAGCTTCACGCCAGTTGTACTTTTCGTATTTATTGACACCATCTTGCATAGCAGCGCCCATTGCAAAGAATGCGATAGGCGGTACTGCAGAGATACCTGGTTTACCAAGTGCTGCAAGAGTCTTCAAGTTACCATCAACAGGCTTAAGCTCTACCGTGCCAATAGGTTGCGTAAGAGGGCGACGGTAATCAGACTTAATCGTAATACCAGCCTCCTCAAAAGGCTTCCAAGCCTCTGCACGCTCACGACCAACAATCCAGCCTTCCCAATCATCGGCAGACTTAATAATTGTTGGAGGGCGGCCTGTGTAGAGGTTGTCAGAAATCTCCACGTAGAACGGATGCGTGTAAGCATCAGCTGAAATCTCTTCATGTCGTGTTGTCAAATTAACACGAACAGGTTGATCGGTTGTACCGTCATCTTTGAATATTGTGTAAGAAAATCGCATGTCAGACCTTTCAATTTTTAGGGCTACCCTTTTCAGAGTAGCCCTAGGGTTACGTGTTATTAGAAGTCAGAGTCAGGACGCTTGTTAACGTCGACAACTGGCGTCTTAACAGCCGGTGTAGAAACAGCAGCTAGAGCATCATCACCATCGTCTTCAGGATTGATAGTCTCGCTGTCGGTCATACCGAAATCGTCATCTCGTGCTTTTGCAGTGTAGACAATATGCTTTGTAACTTGGATACCCATGAGCACGTTGGCAATACCCTTGCCACCAGTTGCTTTCTCATACTCGTATTGGAAGATGCGAACATGACCAATAGAGCCGTTACCGATCGTATTAGGATCGATATCTTCCAAGTGACCGTTCACAACCTTGACAGGTGATGCGCGTTCGCCATCGTTCTTGATGGACTTCTTGCGAAGGTTGACACGGAAGTATGGAGCACCTTCGTCAGGTACAACAGCCTTAGCTGCCAAACCGAGAGATTCCCAGTACTTCTTAACTTCTTTAGAAGTCGTACGGATTTGAGTTTCCCAAGTTGGGTTTTCTTTATTGAACTTGTTGCTTGGACGCTTTGGGTCAGCTTTAACGAACCACAGTTCACAGTCTTTGATGATAGCCATTTGAATTTTCCTTGATTTAAAAAGAGATGACGCCCTCATTTTGAGGGTTAAATTAACGGGCTTGAATAAGCAATAACGTGAATAACTTAGTATGTCTACTAAAGTTTTCGAGTATCATGCACTGGCGTGTCCCCACGGTGTGTCAGAGCTTCGGGTGTGCTCTAGCACTCTTGCTGCAGGCCACAGAGCCTCTGGAACATAGTAGGTATGTCCACCAGCATTGTTGGTACACAATAAGAAGATTACCCATCCTGTGCTTCGTGAACTTAGGACATAGTCACAGCAGTCCCAAGACATACCTTGATCTGTAGCATTAGGCCACTTATCATTGTGCTGTTTAGCCCACTCGAAGTCAACACCTTCAATTTGCTTGAGGTCTTCTTCGTTCTCACAGATGTGTACATCACCCCCTAGCTCATACATGAACTCTTGAGGTTCTGTAGAGTCTTTTAAAATGGCTTCAATCTGAGATACAGATGGTGCAATACCTTGCGGCACTACAATATCAATCAACCCTAGTTGTGCTATGGCCATTTCTTGTAGCACACAAAGAGGTACACCACCAGCTTGCCAGCCAGTATATAGCTCTCTAAAGTTTTTATAAGTTTTCATGCGAAACAATACTCCGATTCAAGGACTAGTTTGATATCTAGATTGCCAAATTGCACATTAGAGATGTCACCTCTAATATCAGCTATCATAGATGTCAATGGATCAGCCTCATACAGTTGAACAAAAGTCTCACGAATTGTTCTGAACAACACTGGCATATCTGCTAGTAGTGAACCGAAACTATCGTGAATCGTTGTGATAGGAAAGTCACAAGCGTCTACTGTTATTGCCAAATGTGCTGCATCCAAACTATGTATAGCATTAGGACTAGCACCTGAAGCCTGTTTACCCTTTGAAGGTATCGGATCTTCAATATGACAAATAAACAGTTGTAGTGTGTTGATAAAGTAACCTGTATTAAGACGTTCACCAATCGGTGGACCATACTGAATCCAGATCTTCTTTACCTTACCTTCGGTGTAATTCTGAACTACTGGAAAGTTTGTAACAGGTACATTCCAGTGCAGGAACTCACCGCGAGCCTCAGCCTCACGACCTGCTCTCTCAAACACACTAAGTAGCTGCATTGGACGCTTTAAGGATGTCTTGCAGTCCTCGTATATCTCACGCCCGAGGAAAGCACCCCACTTGTGCTCCATATGCATCAGCAGGTCAATGCCGTGCTTTTTAGCATCATCAATCTGCTGCTGACCAAGCCCGTAGGCAGTACCACCATAGGGGAGTGTCATGACATTCCTCTTGACAACCTTGCGACGATGCTTCGCGTCTTTGATTCGCATCCAATAGATGATCGCTGCTTTATCGATAATTTTTGAGTTCTTATCTTTAAAGCTTTGAATCTGAGCTACCAACTCTTTTCGCTGCTCACTTCTAGGTTGTGTCTCATGGATCTTCTTTTTAAAGTCGATCAATGTATCTACAAACACTTCAGCGGCTTTGATATCTTCTGGTGACAAAGACTCTCTACGCTGTGCAAGTGTCTCCCAGACGTGATCACCGACATACTTGTACAGGTCACCTGGCAAAGGTAATGGCACAAGATTAACGTGAGGTGCAGTGATATCGTCTTTAGTCAATGCTGAGAGATGCTGGCTACCGTTGTTTGAACCGTCAATATAGCACTCAAGATGAGACTCATAGTCATAGTTTTCAAAGTCTCCACCATTCTCAAATTGCCAGATACGCAGCTTACTCAGCTCAAAGCATGCAGCGATGAACTGCCAAGGCTTGTCAGCTTTCATCCACCCTTGATTTACCTTAGGTGATTCAGCATAGGACAAGATGATTTCCTCGTTATCTAAGACCCAAGCGGCTCTTTCAGAAAGCGGAATTTTATCGGTCTTGGCTGAGTCAGCTCTACCAGAATCCCCTGCCCAGTTTGAGGCGATGGAAACGAGAAGCCAAAAGAAACCATCCTTTCCAATAGCCTTTTTATCTGATCGAAGGAGAAGTCCTCTGGCAAGATCAGACCCTTGTTCATGTAGATACGCAGAAGCTGGGTATTTCCTGCCACGGAAATCGTAGTAGTATAAGTGATAGAACGTTTTGTTAAGAAAACGTTTAGCAATATCACCAATCGACTTAGCTTCCCGCATCTTCGTGGTTCTAGCTTCAGCATTTTGTAACTCCCAAATCTCAGCAAAAGCATCAGTCTTATTTCTAAGTGCCCAGCTATGTAAATCAAAGACAGCCTTATTGATATTCCAACCTACAGCTTGTGCTTTATTTATGCAATTAAACACAATAGGATGAGTCTCAACTGTCAACGAATCGATAACATCTTTGTTACCTGTTTTCACCAACAATGCACCTGTTGGGTGTTTTGCAGTTGTCCAGGGTTCGTAAGGTGTTTCAGAAGGAAGCTTCTCAACCTTTTCAGGGTCAAGTTGATTCCACATTGCAGAGATGGCATCTTCATTCAGAACATGGACTACGTAACCACCATGTCCGTTTGAAGCTTGACCCATTACAACTTGTACAATTTCAAACAGTTCAAATGTGTACAATATGAACGCACCTGATTTGGCGGCTAGGGCTGAATCTCGCTTCACCTTAACTTTATTCCTGACAGCATGACCTATTGCACAGATCATTTCTGCAAGATATATTGATTGTTTGTTTAGTCCTTTCTTTGGTCTGGTGTATAGATATAAGACAGCAATCACTGTGTCAACGTATGTTTCAACCTCGTAGTTCTTTAAGAACTTAACAGGGTTTTGTACGCCAACTTCAGTGTCTAGTCTTTCCTTGAGTGAAGCTATCAGCTTTTTTCTCATAGTCGATTAGTCTCATGATTTTTGGAACAAGTGTGATCAAATAAAGGCCGACTAAAAACTTAACCATGAAAACGATCTTGGTAAAGTTTAATAGCAAGTGCCCCTAATAGTACTGCATCTAAAGAAAGTTTTGAAAAGAAAAAGAGTATAGCAACCAACAAAACGTAGTGTAGGATTTTTGAATCTGTTTTTGTCATATAACCTCAAACAAAAAATAAAAACAAATTCGGCCACGAACACTCCCGTTAAGGAATGCCCGTGGCCACGACACTACAAGTGTACGTCAGTTGAATCTCTCGAAGTCAGTATCAGCTCTTGTAGCTTTTTTACTTTTTGTCTATCAATGAAGAACGGGATAAGCGACCCTGTTGTGTCAATAACACCTTGAACCTCTTTAGAATTAACAAAAGAACCATAAAGACGCTGTAATGGCAAGACATGCAGATCAGCAAGTTTAAATCTCCTAGCAGAGAATTTAAACAACTTATCAGATACTAGTGTTCTAGACAAGTCTGGATACTCATGCTTTTCTTTGGCCTTATCCTTTACAGCGTCTCCGACGAAGTAATAACCTTCAATGAGTACTGTCTTTGGAATCGCCATTTTGTGAACGCTCTGCCACCACTTTGTTATAGTAATGGAGGAGCGCTGAAATCACAAAACTAGCGATCACATACGCACATACAGTCATGATAACTGAAGACGTAATTATCACCAAGCCAAAGAAGACAGGTGCACCAAGGAAGGCTAGAACGCCTCCAATGATTGCCACTATCAACGCTGTCTTAATGCCAAATAGCACTGAACTAAGTATTTTCATAGCTCCTCCTTTCCAGCAAACGCTACCTTAATAGGGAGCATAAACCGAATCAGAGTACCTACTGCGAACCCAATCAGTGCTGCAACTTTGACAATACCAATCACAGATGCTGTGATGAACACCACACCCAGAAAAGAGGGTGCTGTATAGAACGCAATGATTGCGCCTACTACGATGAAAGCCCACATTGTGCGAAGGCCACCGATAGCTGAGAAGATGAATTTAGGAAACATTTTAAACCCTTGTGGTTAGTTGAACAAGACCATTGGGCACCTTGTGAGTGCCCTAGGTTTCGGCTATTAAAGCCTCATCAGTTGTCCTTTTGTAGCAGCCACTGCGCCAGAGTACAGCAACGCCAAACCAACGGCAGCGAGTAGCATACCTTGGATCAGAGAAGCTGTGCCTGTCTCAATGCCACCTACAGAGCCGTAAGTGATAAGAAATCCTACGATGATGCGCATAGATCCTTTCATTTTGACTCTCCTTTCGTCTCAATGTTAACTTCGTCGAACTGACTCCAGAACTTAAAGAAGTTAGATGATTCTTTTACAGCTTCATCTATCTTATCTTTGTTCTTAAACCAGAACCGGAAGGCCACAATACTGCCAAATAGCCGAAACAGAAAACTGATAGCAGCCAAAGACATTGCGATGATGACAGCGATACATGCGATTTTGATCAAGAGAAACATTTAAAGTCCTTGTGGTTAGTTAGATAACTTCTTGTTATCATATAAGATACTAAAATTTCCGCAGTTATTTCTTTGCGGTGTTAGTTGATTTCGGTGTAGTCTTAACAACCGTCAAACTACCTTTATGGTACTGAGGATTGCCAATACTGTCCGATTGGTAGATCTTACCATCTCGAACAACATATTGAGGCTTATGATATTGACCGTTACCGATCGAATCTGTTTGCACAATACGCTGTTCAGCCAAGACGGTTGTTGAGACGATAGCGAGAAGGATTGCTGCGAATTTCATTTGAGGCTCCATAAAAGACATGATTGTTATGTACAACGATTTGTTGCACTGCTGAACGCCAATACGGTTTAACGCGCTTGGCATGGAAGTAGAAGACTTGCTTGTGCTTATCGTCTACAACTTGGACACCATCTACGACATCTCTAGCTGTTTGCCAGAAACTGTAAATGAAGCTATCAGGTACTTTTGGTAGCCTTTTAGCTCTAGTCCACGAGAATTGATTTGGTTTGTAAATTGTTTTGCAGAGTGACTCGCCCTTTTGCTTGGCGCGATTGTAAGCCACTGTGGAAACTAATTTCATCCCATACGTACCTTCACCTCTAGCTTCGTGATAAGCGTTAGTGATGACACATATAATTTCTCTATTCTTGGCTTCATCATACACAACTTCGCTTTTATCAAGCAACGTCGGCATCAAGAAACAGAGTAGACAGATTAAGTACTGCATAGTACCTCCTTTTCATATAAGATACTGTCTTTGTCGCAATTTAATACCCTACACGAGGTAGGGTATCTGTCTACTTAGACTTTACGTTCGAAGTGAGGTTTATCTTTAAATGAGTTCCAGTTACCACCCCAAGAGTTAAGTGGCGACAAGGTTTCCCAATATGTACCAAGCTCTTGCGGGTAACACAATACTCCACCTTTAATGAAGTGAAGATCAGCTGCACACTTCTTCAAATGGCGGCTATCCATTGTTTTAGAGCGACCTGTCTTGATGTAGATCTGTTGTTGCTCCACAGTACGCTCGACTTCGCCGATACGCACCTCATAGCCTAGTTCAAAGGCTTTGGAGAGCAACTTAACAAGATCACGAGAGAAGGCTTCTTGGTGTTGGCCTAGAGTCATTTCGAACCTCCACTAAGTTGCTTGATGGTCTCATCTTTGTTCTGGCTACCACGAGTAGTGCCAAACTCAAAGTTGTAAATGTTGTCAAGATAGCCAAGGAATCGTCCGAGCACCAGAGTAAAGATACCCTTCACATACTCGTTGATACCTGGGTCTTTCCACACAATCCACACAAGAAGACCTACCATCACAACAGCGAGGAAGAACATCACGTTAGCACGGTTGTTTTTAACACCATGTTTAATGAATTCAGAGTCTCGCTCACGGGCTGAATCTCGATCTTTGGCTTCAATTTTGAAAGCTTCAATATCCAGCTTATCATCTTCAATACGAAGCTTCATAAGCTCTTCCTCGTGCTCCATCTCATACTGTTTAAGTTTCAAGAGGTCATCTTGACTCAACACAGCTTTAGAGACATCTACACCAGTTTTCTCTTCAACCCATTCTTTCCCTTTCGCCATCACAGCGTTTCCAATGAGAGTTAGCCCTTGGGATATCAGAGGGGCTAAAAGAAGTGGAATCATAGTTATCCTTAGATTGATTGATTTATGATGAATACATAACTAACTGATTATAGTTAGATACAATTCGGAGGGGCGTCTTTAGGGTTAAGTTAACGGGCTTCCGTTAATCAGGTAATTGTTCCAGCATATCAGCTACAACTGCCAAAAGATTTGGGTCATTGAAGCTGTTGAAAACCATCTCAAACTTTAAGGTATATGTACCTAAGTTTTTAAAGACACCTGGTAGCAATTCCTCAGAGACTGCAACTTTCACAGTAGATTCCGGAGGATAGCTATTGACACTTAATGACTCGATTGTCACATTCTTGTTTTGCAGATTCATTATAAATAACTAAAAATTGCGGCAGTGTATGTCAGTTGAGTCGTCTTTTGACCTTTAGACATTACACCGTCGGCGTTGAACCGTATTGTGTTGAAGACGAGATCAGAGCCGCACACATTGATACCTAAGTACTCAATATCGCAAGCGCCGCTATTGCCTTCAGCACGCCCATAAACATCAATAAGCAGTGAGCCGTTAGCAGGAATAGCTTTACCTACTATGCCTGTATTGCCATTCACATTGCCGTTACTGCTTACAATATTTACTGAAATTATCAAAAAATCCTTTTCACCCATCGCTTGAAAAGATTCTTTAACTGTAGCACTTGCTACTGTAATTGTTGCAGACTTGAAAAACTTTTGGTAGATCAGTTTGTTGTCACTTGTGAACTTGACAGATCCATCTGCGCGCTGCACTAGTATTTGATTTTGGGATATTTTTAAACTCATCTTGTCACCGATATCGATAGCGTTACAGAATTCTTTAAGAACATCAAACAGAAGTTATTGAAGACTGGGGATGGATATCTGTAAAAGTAACCTCCACCCTCATCTTGATATTTCTCGTATTGACCAAATGTCGCTACAAACGGCCCATCACCATAATCTAGGGTCGCTGTCCAAGCATCTATATTTACATACGGAAACCTAAACACACCTGATATCGCGCCTGACCACAGACTTACATTTGTTACCCAAACTGCCATATTGTAATATGTACCGCCTTCACTATCAGTGCCGACAGGTACGTATGCTGCAGTCCATCGAAAGGTACCGACAGGTGTATTACCCATATATATTGTCTGATATGAGCTAAAGTATTGTCTAGAAAAGCCCGATGAAGTCTGAACAACTTGTTTGTATTGATCCCATCTAGGGATATCTAGATAGATATCTTGCCCAGAATAGTTAAACGCACCAGAGACTAGGTCGGTAGGCCACCACCCGTTGTCTTTATCGCCTATGCCGCTACTAGGGTCAGAACTTCTTCCATAAAAAGTTGGACACTTAGAGTAGCCGCCTGCTTTCAAATTACCGGCTGTATCTGTCATCAGATAGCCCAGCTCTGTATCAAACTTAGTAGCCATATAACTGCCAAGCTTCCACAAGTCTACTTTATGCTGTATAAGAATCCTATTGGGGCTTATTGAAATGGTTTTATTAGACAATTAGAAAGACCTCCACATTGTTTAGAGCAAAACTTGGAAGATCCTGTCCATAAGCCATTGAGATACAGACTATAGCTACATTACCGTTACTATCTAGTGTAGGTGTAAAAAGCCGATAGCCTTTATCGTAGTCAACACGATAGCCATTAGGATAGAGTACACCACCAATAGATAGCAATAGGAATGAGGCAGATGTAATCGGCACTTGGCCAACTAAGATGGTCTCCACAGATTGTGTGGGGTAATATGCCATACCCATTATAAATCCTTTACATAATTGTACATATCTTCATAAATAGTTAAGGCGGCTTCCATATTGCCTCTTTTAATGCAATCTACAGCTACGCTTAAATATTCTTGAAAGATCTTTTTGAAAACCTCACGTGAGTTATGCATTCTGTGTATCTTGTCAACCAGTTGCGGTGCCGTCTGATAATAACGCTCGACCATCCACACCCTGTCGGGTGATTTCATGTACGTATCCCTGAAAAACCTCAGAGTGTTAAGGAAATCACCATCGTCTACTTCATTGCTTTGAACAGCGGCTGTCGTTATGAAACACCCACACTTATCGCCATCATCCCAAGTAGTGTAATTACGAGATAATGCACTGAAGACAATACCATTGGAACTTGTTTTCGCGGCAATTGACGAGTAGTTTAAACCTGAATGAAAATAAAGCTGTGGTAAGTAAGATAAGGGGTCGGACAGTGCAGCATCATTTGTACCATAATCCATGATAGCCATGACACCACTTTGACTGTCAAGCTTAAACTTTCGTCTCAACATATCTATAAGCCCCTATAATCTTAGAGCGGTCAAGTGTATCTTCAGATGATAGCTTTTTAGGTAGGTGATGCAATATACGTTCGTTACCTAAGTATATAGCAACATGGCTATCGATTCTGTTGTTAAAGCTATACACTAGGCAGTCACCTTTCTGTAAATTACCGTCAGATATCCTTTTGAAAGGCTGCGATTCGAAGTACAGACACATACCACCTTTTAGCCAAGCTAAAAAATCTCTATGCGATAGGTTTTTATAAACATCTGCGTACTCTGTCCCGAATTCAGCATCAAGCCAGCGTGTCCAGAGTGTTGTGCAATCTGACGTACGTAGCTTATATGGCTGCCCTATGTAACTCCCAGTCTCAGGTATTAGTACCACACTTTTTGTCATTGTGTTCAAATATATCGAATTCTTCGAATATACAGTTGATACTGTAAAAAGCCCCGAAGGGCTTTCCACCAGTTCACCCTCAATAACATCAAATGTCTTACCAATCCTTTCTTCAAAAAATTTATATTCCATTAGACAGCGATTGTTATCGTTCCTGCATCTAGGTTAATCTCAAACGTGCCAGAGGAATTTCTAAGAATACCTGCTGTCACAGTCCCCATGTTGGCAGATATTGCCGATAGATTTCCAACTTTTAAAGATGACCAATATGGCGTTGTCCAAGTCACATTGTTAGTCACGGGGTCATATATACCATCAGATTGCCACAAATATTCACCAGCGTTGATTGCTGGCGCATTTGCGCTCCAAGTTGCATTCGTCAATCCAAAACTACTAACAGGAGGGAGGCTACTCGCCCCTACTGTTACAATGTTTTGATAAGTTGCTGTTGGCACTTGCGATGCTGTAAATGCAGTCCTATAAGATGCGCCTTGCTGGCCTGTCGCACCATTAGTACCGGCATATGATTTGGCAGCTATGTTCGCTACAACCCAATTTATAGCTGTTGTAGCATTTACAGCTGAATCCATAAGTTTAACTTCTGCAGCCCACAACGTCATACCAGCTGTCGGTGTTGGTATTACTTTAGACCAACCTGCTGATGCATTCGAGGCGTTAATGCTGTCGAAATCGTTTGAAGCCCATGTCCAAGTATTACTTCCAGACGGCGCCGAAGGTATTGTGATTGCCCATTTATACATCGTGGCAGTTGCAACGTTAACACCAGCTTGACCGTTTTGAGACATTGCTCCAACAGATGATGATGTCCAATATACACTAGTCGTTGTAGCTGTATTTACAGCCTCAATTCGTTTTGTAGCAACCCAAAGCTTCAGAAGAGGCGTACCTGGGTTTGTTGGGACAGTCGTCGACCACGGCGTGGATTCGCCAGAACTTGTGTAGTTAGTATTTGTAAGACCGCTCCATGTAAACACAGAACTTCCAATAGGCGTAGGTGGTGTAGCTGTAGACCACACGTAAAGATTGACAACTGCTGATTTCTTACCAGTCACACCCTGCTTGTTCTTTGTGAACTGCTGAGTCTTTGTGAGAGTAAAAGCTGTTCCTGTAGTTGACTTACCTGTTATTGTGAAAGTGATTGTTGCAGTATCTGCAGCCATATTGGAAGCTACAGGAATGTTTGCAGTGTTACTATCTACAACCGTAAAGGTGTTCAAAGCAGCTGGTGTAATATTGGAACCTGACGCTGTTACACGCCAAGTACCTGGATTCACGCCAACGCCGTCATAGACAATCTTACTATTACCTTCATAACATGAGATTTGAGTACCAGTTCCAGCATAGCTAGTGATAGTACCGTTTTCATCAGTCACAAAAGCGTAAGCTGCGTTAGTCAGGTAGGCATCGATAACTGTCTCACCACGTCTCGCCTTGAGCAATGTCTGCGTCAAGTATGTTTCAAAAGGAACACCTTCAGAAGTCTTACCCATGATTGTGTACGAGACTGCAGCTGTTTCACTAGTCATCGCAGTATGGTCACCAATCCTGACAAAGTCACCGACATCTACAACAGATGAGCTGATCGCAATGTTTGAGCTACTGATCGTAACCTTCCACTGACCATTTTCACCAGCCCAAGAAGGGTTGTAAGCAAGCCTACTACCACCTTCGTAAACAAAGACATCAGTGCCTGAGTTTGCATAGCTTAATACATTACCCGCAGAATCAGCAGGGAACGCATGTACGCCGTTACTCATGAACGCATTGATAGCGCCAGACCCTTTGTCACCCTTAAATACAACAGGGATTTCCTCAGTATCTAGGAGAGTAGTCTTTGCAGCAGTATCGTAAAGCTTGATGGTGTACTTTGTAGTGCCAGCATCGTTTGCAGGATTGATTGTGATACTACCCTCCACGGCTGAAGATTCAGTACCGTTGTTAGGTGTAACAGTTAAGAAGCCATAGTTACTTGTTGAAGCACCTACGACCATTTTACCTGTAGCTGTCACACTAGAGTGGATACCAGTCAATGCAGCCGATGCAGCATCTTTGAAGATCACATTAGCTGAGAGACCAATGTACACATACTTAGCATTATCACCTGCACTCACTTTACTCAGACTTTGAGTCTTGTTGATTGTGAATGTAGCGCCAGCAACTGTAGTACCTGTGATCACATAAGTAATCTGGGCAGTAGTCGCTGTTAGGTTTGTATGTGAATTGACAAGAGCTGTCGTTACATCATTAGGCTTCTGTGAGATTGTTCCACATGTAATGTTTGTAACACCTGTGGTAGCTACTTTAAAAGTTCCTGGAGTTGTACCAACGCCATTGTAAACAAGTGGAGTTGAACCTGCATACACATTAATCTCAGTGCCTGAACCAGCGTATGTGGTAACGACACCAGCTGAGTTTGCAAACAACACATGAGTGTCATTCGACAGGTTGGCTGTCAGAGCATTAAAGCCATCCAAGAATGAAGATGACAACTGATATGAGATAAGCGGCCAAGTAGAGCCTTCTGCCAAGTTCTTAAATGGTGCAGGTCTCCCGTCACGTGACAACGACACCACAGTAAATGTGAAATCACCATCTAGAGCAGGCAGCTCAAATGAATCAGCGTAAGTTGTGCCCAAGTCACGCCATGCGCTAGAACTTGTGACATTAGCGATAGAGTCTTTTGTATATCTGACAATGTAGCGATTGACACGGTTGTCTGAAGCTTTGTCCCAATGCAAAGTGTAGTTAGACGTCTTGTTAGATGTCTCACCAACCACCATACGCAGGTTCTTGGCTTGCTTGATTACATAACCTTCATAGTTATCTACGAGTGGTACGTAGTAGTCATCAGGCACGTTCCAAGCAAATAGATTGGCATCAAAAGTAGACGCTGTTACTTTGACAACACCACCCTCTTCAGTCTCAATGTCGTCAACTTTCAACAACACATAAGGTATCTTGAAAGTCTTGCTTTCAAAACCGAATACATCACCAGGCTCTAACTTAAAGACACGTGCAACAGCTTTGAAAGTATAGGTTACTGTAGCTCTAGATGCACGTACGCGCTGCTCAGCCAAGGCTTTAGCATGATACTCAGTTGTGCAACCTGCCTCAAAGATTTCAGCTTCCAATGGTACATTATTATCTTCAGCAATAAAGCTGCTATAGACGGTGTCATTACCATTGGTAGGCTCTTTCTCAGGCCAGCTTACAGTGTCTTCAGAAAAGTCTTTATCTTCATTAAGATATCTGACAGTTGCAAAGTTAAGCTTTGTTTCAGAGTTAGGCCAAGAGATTAACAGCTCATCACCGTTCAGCAGATCATCGTCGTTGATGCGTTTCAAATCGTCATCAATAACGTCTTCAGCCCAAAATGTAGGTGAAGTGACGGGATCTTTGTTCAGTGCGTTTTGAACACAACGATACAAGCGATTCTCGTTGTTAACGGTGATCTGAACAATCTCATCAGTGTAGTACTGGCGACCAGCCTCGTACAAGAAGGCATATGGCAGATTTAAACGATACTTACCCTCAGACCAAACCAAAGTAGCAAGACCCATTGAATCGAGAATCTTTTGAATGTTATCTCTGAAAGAAGAACCAGTATCTAATGCAATGTTACACTCATAGAGCCTCACATCACGATTGCCACCTTTAGATAGCCACAAAGCGCCTTTCTTTGTGATGTTGGACTTGACCAAGATATCACAGATTTTAGCAGCTTTGTAAATAGATTCCAAGTCAATATTGCTATACGACAATCCCTTACCATACGCAGTGTCAGTAAGGTAATCTAGCAAGACCAAGGCTGAGTTGTTTGAATAGATCTTGTTGGCAGATACTGTATAAGCAGAGCCAGCTTTCTCTACGGTACGTACTTTCGTACCCTCGACATAAAACTGGACATCAGGCGTACCATTGTATTGAGGGTCGTCTCGATTGAGCTTAAAGCACATCGAAGCATAAGCTGTCTTGGAGAATCTTGCTTGTGCTCTAGTCGCATCGTTAGCAACCATCAACGGGTCAGCGACACTACCATTCTTGTAAATGTGAGCACGAAGACCATAGCTGTAACCGCTAAATGTATATGGTTTCTGATCTACGTCAAAGGTGTAAACCTCATTAATAGATGCATGCGCAATTGCTTGCTGAACAAAGAAGAATTCATTCTTCTCACCACTACGACTTGTGTTAAGCACCATCTCAGTGCCAGCACGTTCAGGAAACTCAAAACCAAGAGCACGGACAGATGCTGGTGGTTTAGTACCTGTATCAGTTCCAAACTTAAATGGACAGAAAATGTAATCTACACTTGGTGCACCATAAGAAATGCTCTCATTTTCAAAAATACGATCTGGATATTTCCAAGCCGCTAAGTCTTCTTTTGTAACCACCCAACCTGGATGATTATTGAAGTCTTCTGTAGTTGATTCAACCAAAGACCAAGTACCAGTCCAGTCTGAATTAGTGTTAACCAATTTATAAACTGCTGGTGGAGAATTGTCTGGCTGTTTCTTGCTCTCAAAAGAGATACCACCTGGTGCTACATCTGCAAAGTTATAAGCGTCAGTTACTTTAAAGTGAACCCTAACACCACCTACTTTGTTTCGGCCATATAGCACAGGCAAAGACTTTGCTTGACCTTCCGTAGTGAATTGAAAGCCTTTCGCAAGGTCAGCACGCTGTTCAGCTTCTTGTCTTGCTTTTGCTTGAGCTTTCTTGGCTTGCTGCTGATTATAGTAGCTATACGCCATGCTTGCAACAGCAATCCAAGTGGATGCTGCAAATAAACTCATATTTTACCCCACAAAATTTCTTGAGACCTACCGCCTAGAGACACATTATCAAATGATGTGTCGGCTGCATTAGACCACTCACTACTAGGTACTCGTTGTCGTAGTGAGTTCTGTGTTGTGTAGAACACATTCAGAGCATCCAAACTAGCCATTGGAGACGCACACTCAATCTCCAAGATCACACCATTCTCTTCGTTAATTGCATAACGCACAGTGTCAACAAAACCACTATAGATAATTAGCAAATCCTTAGAGTTTAGTACTGGATCGTTTGGTGAGACAGGTGGTCCAAGCGATACTGGCAAGTCTGCACCGGTGGTGTTATAGAAACCACCAAACACCGTAACAGGTGCATTGATCATGCTATCACACAAGGGTGCATACTTAAGTTCAGGGTCACTAAATGTGAGCTTGAAAGCTTCCCTGTCTGCTGTGTTAGACAGTTTTGGAGGGTCAAGCTTGATCAGATCAGTGTCTGAGGAATATGCAACTTGGTCTAAAGTAACGTCATACGGTAGCGTTGTTTGTCTAACAACAGGATTGCCAACATCAAGCTCAAGCAGGTAAAAGCCGCTGTAGACGCCCTCTGATAGCAACCTTGTCACTGTTGGACTGAATTTTCTCATCTATGATTTTCTTTCCACGAATGTATAGCTTGTAGTCTCCCTCGTTAACACCGCTAAGTGTATCAAGTTCGCCTACAGCTAGTTGTTTAACCATCTCATCGAGGTCATAGGTATCCGCTCTGTGGATTGTAACAACTGTACTATCCTCTAAAGCATAACCAGCCCTTTGAGTACCAACAGGAGAGATGTGGATGTCTCCTGCTTTTGATATACCAAGTCCTTTTTCAGAAAAGATCTTCAAGGAGCCCTTGGTAATCAGCATTGCTGTTTCTTTTAGGTGTCTAGCACCTACAATCATTGTGCCCTTAGTAAGCTTCAACTCTCTAATGTACACACCATCAGAGAAATAATGCTTATAGCTATACTTACCTACAGGCAGACCTTTCATAGAGTCCATAAACGCTTGCATCTTAGCGTAGTGCTCTTCTGGACTCTTAGGTAAATAGTTTCTGGAGGTAACTATGTTTGACATTACAAAGCCTCAATCAGTGTTATCGAGTCAACTTGTGCAAGTATGCCATCAACGTAAGTGATACCAATCTTTGTATCATCACCATATTTGACGGGAATTGTCACCTTAGACCCGAAGAAGATTGTTTCATCTAAATCAACGGGCTTGGTCAATTTAGGAAAGACTGTAATTTTGTTCAGTTGTCCAGATACAGCCACAGACTCTTTGATCATATAGATCTTAGAGTGTCCACTAAATCGGATGAACTCACCGACTGGCAGCTTATTTACACCGATGTCTTTCACAAAGATGTCAGACTCGTTTTGAGCTACATCATTGAAAACCCTAGGCACAAGTCGTTCTGATATCGTACCCTTGCGATAGAGCTGCGGCATCCGTGCATAAAAGGTTTCTGTGTAACCGTTTATAGTGTTGTGAACCAGTAATTCAGTTGCATCAGCTAGCGGTGCAAGTCCGGTTGAGATTTCCCAACGCTGAATATCTGTGTAAATTGACCGTCGTTTCAGAGTGACAGTTTCGTTACTGTAAGTCGGTTTGTTACTGATAATAGACAACGGAGCAATGAAAGTTGCAATCAAATCGCCGTCATTACCTGTGTTCTCATCTGATCGGAGAATGCCATATTTTGCCATGAAAATCCTTTGTATAAAATAAACGAAAATCCTGCTTGCAAGGTGCAACGCGGGGTCAGGTTGAGGGGCTGCTATCAGCCACCTGAGAATGGGGCCGCCTCGGGCCACTATGCGTGTCGGGCGGGGCAAACGGGCCACTAAAATTCATTCAGAACTCTATGCGTGGCACATTTGATTTATCGCTTTTCTCTGTTGTAAGAATTAACACCAGTAGCGATATTAGGAAGCATTCTTTGGATTTCAGCTCTAGTCTGACGACTCACGTCGCCTGTAACGTTAATTTGGAAGACTTGTTGGACAGGTTGAGCCTGAGCAGAAGGTGCAGCTTGAATAGTAGCAGCCACGGGTGTTGCCATCATTGTAGCAGACACAAGTCCACCATCAGCAAACTTAGGCAGCTTTCCACCATTGATACCATGCAACAAAGGCAAGAACTGTTTAGTAGCTTTTGCATTCACAATGAATTCACCATTAGAGATCATTGCGGGAATAGAGTCAGACTTACCAGAACCTGGGCCTGTCACCATACCACCAGTAGCAAAGAAGCCAGCAACACTTGAGAAGAGCGAACCCCAATCAGTACCACCGCCACCGCCACTGAACAAACTACCTAAAGACGAAGAAAGACTATTCCATACTTCACCGAGTGAACTGCCAAGCTCACCGAGACCACCTTCAAAGATGGAGCCAAGACCAGAGAAGAAACCAGACATTGCGTCTGTACCTTCAGTAATGGCTGTAGTGATCTTGTCACCAACACCTTTGAACATCTCACCGCTGTTGCAACCACCGATACCTGTAGCACCAGTAGCTGCACCAACAACGCCAGTAGCAGCTGTTGTTTCGCCTCCACCAAAACCAAAGAATGATTTAACACCAGAGAATGCGTCAGAGACCCATTTACTAGCACCATCACCCAACAGTTTAGTTGGGCTATCTTTGTTAGCAGAACCGAAGATACTCTTACCGAGGTCTTTCATCATGTTAGTGACGATACCATTTTCACCAGTAAAAGGATCCAACAGGCCTTGCATAAAGGTTGTGAGTACAGAATTGCTAAAGTTGTCTAAGATATCTTTTGCAGTTTCTTTGAAAGTTTTCTCACCCTTGACAAATGCCAACAGAGAGCTATTGATACCTTCAGAGACACTGGATGCAAATGCCTTACCAGCATCACGAGCCTTAGCTCCAACGTCTTGTGTTGCTGTTCGGATAGCTTCATCGAGCTGATCCATCTTAGCATTCACAATAGATTGTGCAGCGATTCGTTGAGAATCAGAAGTTGCAGACTCAACATCTTTCTTAGCAGCAGTGATGCCAGCAAGAATACCTTCAATCAGCTTCTTCTCGTTTGCATCAATCATGTTCATAGATGCTTGATCGATGTCAATACCTACGCCTTTTGCAAGGCTTCGGGTATCAGCACCGTAAGACACCATGTTCAACTTAGACGCAACCTTTGCAGAACCTTCTTGTGTAGCAGCCTTAAGCTCAGCTGGAGATGAAAGACCAGCATCATACTTACGCTTAGCGTCATTTACATCAGCAACGACACCAGCAAGCTCACGAAGCTCTTCTCTAGACAACTTATTAATGATGTCTTGGAAATCTGAGAGAGCAGGGAAGGTTTGTGTGATTGAGTTAGTAATGTCAGAAAGTGGAATAGAAGGGATTTTATCCTTTTCTACTTTAAGTCTTGCATTGAACACTTCCAGCGAACTGGATGCATTCAACGATGCAGCACGAAGCTCCAGCTGACCTTTTCTAATACCTGCAATGATACTGTCAGCGTTAGCCAACGGATTTGCAGATACATCGATAGAGCCATTAGAACTAGACTTGGTGTCTACAACAACATTTATAGGCGAGCTTGAAGTACTAGAACTTGCACTTGGAGAGCCACCGAGTGGTGACTTCATGAACTCGTCAAGAGTAGTCATCAACTTACTAGCTTTGTCTGAGAGTTCGATTTGAATCTCTGACGGCAAGTTCGCAAACTCTTCAGCAGACAGGTTCATACTGAATGCTTTGTTTACAACATCAAGCCTTGTGTTAAAGCTAGCAAAAGTGTCTTTAAGTGCCTTAGAACGCTTCTGAGCCTCTGTAATCTGACTAACAATCTCTTTGAATCGAGACACGTTAGCAGGGTCTTTAAGCTCATTCTGGAGTTTCAACACAATAGTGTCAATACTCAGGAAGTCGTTGATAGCACCATCAGGTAGTAAAGAAATTTCAAAGTTGTCAGTGAAACCAATACGGCTGAGACCTTGCATGATCTTGTCAGGCGTACTGTAAATGGTTTCAATGTAAGCATCAAAGGCAGCTTTAGCAGCAGCCAACTTCTTAGTCACAATCTCTTCAAACTTGCTTTGAGCAACATTAGGTCCAAGCTTCTGGATTTGTTCATCCAAAGCGATGGTAGACATTACAGCAGCTTTCAAGCGTTGCAGTGTCTTTGGACTAACGATAGCAAGCTCATCCACACCAATTGCAGAGCCAAGTCCTGACAGTGTGCTAATGAATGTTTGAAGTGTTGTAGGTGCCTTATTCAGACTCTCAGTCAGATTGTCAATGTCACGAGTCAGCCTACCAACCGATGTAATATCGTTGGCATTCTCAGCTTTCTCAAGGGCTTCTTTCTTAGCTTTAAGCTTGTCAATACCAGCAATTGCAGTATTAACACCCTTCATCGAAACAATCTTGTTGAAGTCAACACCAACAGAAGATGCTACATCACGTTGTGCAGCGATATTCCCAGGCCCACCGGATAAGTCCTTACGAATCTTATTCTCAAGAGCCTTTCTATCATCCTCAATACGCTTGTACTCTTTCAAGAAGTTAACACCAGCTTCAGCAGTACCCAATGTAGGGTTGATTGTCTGTTGAATCTTAAGCTTCTCAAACTCTTCAACAGCAGCAGTGTAAGCCTTGAAAATCTCGTCTTTACGACGAGTCAATTCTTTCTTAGACTCAACTTCACTTGGCATCAAGCCATCGATCTGCTTCTGAACAGAGACTTGCTGAGTAGACAAACCAGATACTTTGGCGGAAGCTTCAAGGAACTTCTGAGCACCAGTATCACCAGCTGTACGAACTTTCAAACGTTCAATGTCTTGGAAAATCTTCGTGTATTCTTTGTAATAAGCATCAGCAGCTTGATCGCCAAGCTTCTTAAATGTCTCATCACTGAATACGTTCGAATTCACCTTGCTAGCAAGTTCTTTAAGTTTGAACTGAGTACGCTCTAAAGATTGTGTGTCAGCATCGGCTTTGATGATTGTGGTCTGAGTCTTGATTTCGTTGATACGGACAATGATTGCATTTTGTTCTGCAACTGTCTTAGTGTTTTTCAACTGCTCAGCGAGATACTTAGCTTCATCACCAAGCTTCTTCAACTTCTCAAAAGCTTCATCAGAGCTAGCAAACAAGGCATTAGACTCAAATGTAACACCAACAGCAGTCAAGTTAGCTTGTAAGCGATTTACATCATTCTGAAACTTGTCGATAGCTGTCTTAGCGTTGCTGTAGTCAACAGCTTGCTGCATTGCTGTAGAAAGCTCTTGTTCAAGAGCTAGTTTCTTTTTCTTTATAGGGTTAGTATCAGACACTTCGCTAAACACAAAGCCTTTTGAAAACGAGAAATCCATATCCGCCTCAGCAGACATAAGATCTTTTGTAGACTGTATGTACTGTATCTTTAACTTTTTGATTTGCGCTTCGAGAATATCACTGGGATTATCAAGACTTCTATAGGTTTTTTCTAGATCTCTAAGCTGATCTTCACCAGCATTAGGTCCACGATAACGAGCATTGTAGCGTGTATCTTTAGAAGCCTTTAGCGCGTCTAGGCGATTTGTAGCTGCAAGTTTCGCCGACTGACCTGTTGCAAAAAGCTGACCAGCTTTTAAGAGTGCTTGATTGACTGAGTATATCTTATCAAGCTGACTTTGTTCAAGGTCTAGCTTAAAATCACCAGCACGAGTGTCGGAGGTTTTATTCTTTAAGTCCTCAAGAAACTTGCCAAAGTTCTCAGCTTCTGGATTAGATTTACTAACAAGCTTATCCGAGTAACGACCAAGTTGGCGGTTCAGTGTAGCAATCTGATCACGAGTATCAGTAGAGATACGGCCAGTCAACTCTTGTTCGTCAATAGACTGTTGGATTGTCTTTTCAAGTTCAGAAACCAAACCGTTAAGTTTAGTGTTCTCTTTATCAGACAGGTTTTTCTTGTTGATATCACTCAGATTATAAGTAACACCAAGATCTTTTGCCTTAGCGAATGCATCAGATTCAGTGCTAAGGCCGGTATCGACAGCTTTAGTGTCAGGCTTAAGTCCAAAGAACTCCTTGACTTTACTGAAAGCTTTGTCAATGTCAGACCAGAATTCACCCTTCTTACCAAAGAACCACAAGTACAGTGCACCACCGAGTGCAGCCACACCAGCTACAATCCAAGTAACCCAAGAAGTAAGTACACCAGCAAAGATACCAGCAACACGACCGAGCAGCCCTAAGAGGGCTTTCCTGAATGTAATAGCAAGCTCTGCAGCAAGCATAGCACCCATTACGGCCATCTCACCGCCACCCATCTTGTTACCTACCAGACCGCCAACAGCGGCTGCTCCACCGACAAGGCCGATTGTCTTCATGTTCTTGGCAATCTTACCAATACCGCTAATGAAAGCAGATGACCACGAAGAAATCTTACCAATGTCAAACACCCCCGAGAGTGCAGCCATAGCTTGAGTACGGAAGACCAACAAAGCACCAAGCATCAGTGGGATAGTTACTGCAGTAATTTGTAACGCAACAGCAGCAATAGGATTCTCAAGTTTGAGTGTATTCCAGTTAGAGAACACATCATCAAAGACACTCTTCTGTGTAGTTGCAGCAGTTTCAGCAGCCATAGTCACAGATGAGAACACAGCAAGGATAGTGCCAAGGATAGCCCACTTACCGTACTTCCCAAGGAATAGCTTACCAAGCAGACCATTAGATCCACCGATTCGTTCAGCCATACCTGCAACTTTAGACATTTGAGCACTAGCTGTACCGAAAGTCTTTCCAATCATTGCCTCATAGTCTTTAAGTCCTGGTCCAGAAGACATTCCTGAGAACATCGAACCAAGATTCAAAGTACCGATTGCAGCACGAATCTTTCCAACTTGCTCGACCATAACTGCATAGATAGCAGACATCTGAGTTTTGAGTGCAGAGACTGTTTCAGACGAGTTAGTACCAAGCAACAAGGTCTTAACAAAGTCGTAACCTTTAGACACATATGGTGCAGCAGCATCTACAATTGCACCAGAAATTTTGTCCATCACAGACTTCAAACCAGCACTTGCACGTTCAGCCCATGTACCTGTGTCACCAAAGAAAATGTCATACAGTG